CCTGCTGGTAATAGGCTTCCCATTGCGCTTGGGTGAGGCCGGCGAGGTCGATGCCCATGGGGTCATGGGAAATGGCGGCCAACTTCTCCGCCCGCGCAACGCGGATGGCTTCGAGGGCTGCCGCGGCTTCGCGCTCCGCCGCCTTCTCGATGTCTTCCAGTGACTTCTCAATGGGGGAGGCGATGGCCAAGAAGATGTTCTTCGCTCCATCCACGGCGCGGCCGAAAAGCAGGGCGTCCGCTTTGATTTCCTTGTGCTTCTTCTCCACCGCAACCCGGAGGTTCTTCATCTCCAGGCGGGCAATGCGTGCTTCCTTCGGATCGGTGATCGCGGCGGCCTTGGCTTTCCATTCCTCGGCCTGGTTGAAGAATCCGCGGAACGCGAGTTCGACGGTGTTCTTGGCGGTGAGTTCCAAGCCGAGTTCGGCGGGAACGATTTCAACGGTGATTACTTCGGTCATGGTGTTTGGTTCTATCGGTTGGGGTTGTCAGGTCAAATCAGGATGATCGGGATGACTTTGAACTTGTGCCACCGGGCACGGTGACGATCGCGGCGGAGGGCTTTCGCCTGCCGGTGTCCTTCAATCATGTTCTGGTGGCGGGCGTGGCGGGATTCCAACGATTTTAGTTGGCGTTCGATGTCGGCGGGTAGTTCGGTGTCGCTCATGGTTTCGGTTGTTTTCTGGTTCGGGATTTGAGGGAGAGGAATTCTTTCACCGGCCAGCGGTCAGCTTCGGGTTGGCGTTCCCAGATCGTGAAGCGTCCGTTGGTTCCGCGCACCAGTTTGACCGGGCGCGGCCCCTGGCTGAGTTGCTGGAATTCTCGGTGGATCTGTTCGGCTTCATGGGAGGGGAAATCACAGGTGACGGGTTCCCATCCCAACAACTCCGCCGAATCGTCTTCGGTGATCGTTGATGCCGTGGCCAGGAACTGGTCAAGGTCGGTCATTCAGGATCGGATTGATGCAGGTAGGCTTCGATTTCTTCCTCCGTCCATGTCGGGTGATCTCGGCGGAAACGCTCAATGTAGAGTTCCATGGAGTAATCGTCGTCTCGCTCGTCGGGTTCGCTCATGGCTCGGGAAGTTCGGCTGGTTGTTCCTTGCGGGCGTTGCTGGCGAATACGTCGTATCGGGCGATGATGTCGGGAAAGGCCGCGATGATCTTCGCTAAGTTCTCGCCATCGGCGGCGAGCATTGCGTAATGACAACCGGCGCACGAATTCCCCTCCCATCAAATCCATCTGCTCAACAATCTTATGCAACGGGTTCTCCATCGCGTAGGCGGGCGCTGGCGGGGCTTGCGCGGGTTCTGGCGACACTTGGCAGCCAAGCATGCTTTGAAGCCGCGGAAACGCATCCTTGAGCCTGTTCCATTGAGCGTCGTTTGGACTGGTCCATCCAATGTCGTAAAGAAACTCCGCAATGTCTGAATGGTCCGCCGTTGGTCCCTGCGGGGCTTGCGCCTCCGGGGTGGCGCTCGGATCTTCGATGACGATCCCGACTCCGAAAACCCTCTGTCCAAGCGCGGAAACCGCGGCTTCGATGCTTGGAAACGTGATGGCAAATCCGGAATCGCTCACGCCTTCGCTCCTTCCTCCTTGGACTCGGCGGCGGCGGCTGCTTCGTCGGCTTCCACTTTAGCCAACCCGATCAGGGTCAGAACGTGGGTCTGTTGCTTCCGAACGCGCTTTTCGCGGGTGGCGATTGCGTCGATCCGGCAGGCTTCTTCTTCGGTGATGTCGATGGCTACGATTGGCATGGTTTCGGTTGGTTGATGCCGGAGAAAACCACGGCGGGCGATACCTGTCAATTATTTTTCTTTCTCTTTTTGCTTGCTCGCCAATATCGGCTATGAAATGGTCCCATCCATGGCTAAGACCTACTCGGAGAAATTGAAAGACCCTCGGTGGCAGCGGAAACGGCTTGAAATCCTTGATCGTGACAACTTCACATGCCGCCATTGCCGATCAAAGTCAGAAACCCTGCATGTCCATCATTCCTTCTACAAAAAAAATGCCGATCCATGGGATTATGATTCCAAACATCTCGTTTCTTTGTGCGAGGAATGTCATGGGCTGGTTGAATCAAGGCGTGAATCAATTCTCCGCAACACGGCCTCCCCCCATGCCCAATCCCTGATTTGGCAAGCAAGTGGAGTTCTTTCGATGGAATCGCCCGTCAGTGGTTTTAATGAATGGATCATTTCTTCCGCTATTCGCCTGTCGGAAATCGAAGAATCCATTGTGCTAGCGGAAACCGTAACTGACATGGAGGAAGCGTTTAATTCTTTGAACGCAGAATCCTTTGATTTAATCCAGTCTGTCCACCGCCTCCTTTTTTACCTTGAAGGCAAGAAAGACTCAATTTTCCAAGGAATCATTGATTCGGAATCGCCTGTGAGTGCGTTCGACCGATTGATTGAGGCGGACCCGGAAACATCTGATTTAGATGGGGGTGGGTTTTGAAACGCTTCACCGAGACAGGGAAGTGGGATGATCCTTGGTTCAGGTCGCTTCCTGGCGTCCACAAGCTCGTTTTCCTCTACATCATCGACCGGTGCAACAATGCTGGTTTCTGGGAGATCGACATGGCTTCCATGGCCTTCCATACCAAGCTCGAAGAAAAGCACCTTGAAGGGGCTTTGAAGGGGCTTGAAAGGGGCTTACAGACCCATGACGGATGGGTATGGGTGAAGAACTTCCTTCGGCATCAGAAAAATGAGGTTTTGAATCCCTCGAATCCCGCTCACAAGCAAATCATCAGTCTTTTGACCGTTCAGCCGAATCGGTTTCCTGAATCAGCAAAATACCTCCCCGAAGGGGCTTCAAAGGGGCATTTAAGCCCCATAGGTATAGGTATAGGACAAGGTAAAGGAGAAGGACAAGGTTCTACTTCTGAGACAGCCAAGAAGAAAAGGAAACCCGCCGAAGCCAATGGGACGATTGAGGATATGACAGCTTTTGCAGTGGAAATCGGTCTTGAACCGTCCGATGGGGAAAACGCTTTTCACAAGTGGAACTCGACCGGGTGGAAGGGCATCAAGGATTGGAAATCCAAAATGCGAACGTGGAAGATCGAAAAGTTTCATCCGAGTCAAAAGGAAGGCAGATCCTCCAGCCAGTTCACCAACGGCCACCAACCCCAGAAAACCACCGTCAACATCGGCAGACGCAAACCTCCAAGTGACCCATTCTCCAAATCCCAACCAACCCTGATCGAACCATGAACCAAATCGAAAGCATCGCCTGTCCCTGCGGAGTATCCTTCCCATGGGAACCCACCGAAACCGATCCCATGCTACGGGACTTCCTGCGGCCTTGCAAATGCCCCGACTGTGAGGCGAAGGATGCCGCGGAGTGGCAAGCCAAGCAGGACCGTGAGACGGCCGCCAAGGACGCACATGAGCGCAAATCCGCCATTGCCAGCGTCACCGCCGCCATTCCATCCAGGTTTCGCGGGACCGACATCAACCATGAGGATTTCAACCTCTCGTTGTGGAACGAAGTCAAGGAGTGGAAACCATCCCTCGAAATCCCATTTCTTGGCATGGTGGGGGAAAGTGGTGCTTCAAAGACGCGGGTCGCTTACCTGCTTTTCGCTCAACTCGCGTCTGCTGGCTCGATGACATTTGCAGCAAAGAGCATGACCGATCTTGGCATCCTGATCGCCAAGCAATTCCAGTCCTACGACTCCAAGGCGGAAGCTCGGGATGAACTCGACAGCCTGCGCCTGTGCGGTCTGCTGCTGCTGGATGATCTCGGGAAAGCCCGCAACACCCCTTCCGTCGCCGTGGAACTCTTTTCGATCATCGACCATCGCCATGCCCACAACCTGCCGACGATCTGGACTGCCAACGGGGAACCGGAGGAAATCGTTCACGGCATGAGCGACGACATCGCGGGACCGCTGGCCGGCCGCCTGATTGAATGTTCCAAGATTGTCCGCTCCACCCCACGCTGAAACCATGAAAACCGAACCCGAATACCCCACCGCTCCGGAAGACGAAGCGGAAATGAACCGCCGCCAAGCGGAAACCCGCGAAGCCGGCCTTACCCACTTGGAGGAATCATCCGACGATGACGACCTGGAACCGGAGGAAACCGCCGAGGACGCACTGGAACGCCAGATTGCCCTTGCCGACTACCTGCGCGACGACATGCGCGATCGTGAGTTTGACGGCAGGAACTCCCCAGGCTTCTACCCTGAATCCGAGGATGCCGACGCCAAGGCCGATGCTGCCGATCGCCTGATCGACCGCGCCGACATGCTCCGGGACGAAAGGAGGGACGGATGAAACTCACCGAACAGGAACAAGCCGCCGCCAAACGGGCAGCCAAACGTCTTTGGTGCCACGGCGATCCAGATGGAAAGCACTTGCTCAAACCCTACGTGTTTCCGGACATGAGCATGGGCTACAAGTGCGCCAAGTGTGATTTCCAGTCCAAGGCAAAGGAGGTGAAGCCGTGAATCCGAAAAAACTCCTGCGGGACTTCCTCAACGTCTTCGCCACCACCCGGCGCAATGGTCACACAACGTCCCTGATTCGGGGCGAAGCCGCGGCACCGGCCATCGTGATCGTTGCCGATTTTAATCAGAAGGAGCAGTTCAAGCGGGATCATCCGCACGTCCTTACTTGCTCTCTTTCCCAAATGGACAGTCTCGTTGCTTCGAAGTGTCCCATCATCATTGATCTCTATGCCGTCGCCTCCCTGGTCAGCGGGGCAATCCGGATGATCGAGCACACGGAAACCGAACTGGCGAAGACCCAGGGGGACCGGGACGTTTTCGAACGGAAGTTTGACGAGATGAAGTTGAAATTTTTGCAATCTGAGTTCATTCGGATCGAGATTTCTAAACAAGAACAGTCTTCAACCCGCTGCGCGTTGTTCTTGCGTGAGCAGCTTGCCGAGGCGCGGGCAGAACTCCAAGACTGGAAGGATGCCGCCGAATCCGCCGAGAATCCCCACCCGGACGAGGTGCATTGCACCTGCGTTCCGTTGCTCCAGGCGGCTCTTGCCGAGGCGAGGAAAGAACTTGGAGAAAAACGGCGTGAAGCCTCTGATGCCAAGCAGAAATACAACGGACTCGCCGCACTGGTTGGAACCATTCGCCAAATGTTCCCGATCCCACTCCGAAACGTCAGCGACATCGAACCGTGGCAGCACTCTCAAGAAATTGGCGCCGCGATCGATTCTGAGAAGGATCAGCTTGCCGAGGCAAGGAAGGATACCGAACTGACATCCCGAATTGCCGAGGAAATGACAAAGCAGCGCGACAGGCTGGAGAAGGCTTTGATTGGCTTGATGTCCGACCCTCACCGGGAACAGGCATACCGCAACGCGCGCGAAGCCCTCGCCGCCGTGAAACCCGAACCAGAGGGAACCGAACAATGAACGCACTCACGATCCTCCACAAGATCGACCGAAAGGCATTCATCGAGCTTCGCCGGGCCTACCAGAAGCGTGTTCGCACGTTCCCCGCCAAGCTGGAACCGGTCGATGAATCTGAAATCGAGCAAGCCCAACAGGACAACGGCCATATGACCCGCCCGCTCAAGTCCTGGCGCTCCCGCGATTTCCTCGCACAGCTTTTCCAAGACGGCGATTGCCTCCGGCTTTCGGTCAACCGAACGGACATTGACAATTCCGGAAACTGGAAGGACGGAATCACCTGGGATGAACTCATGGCGTGCAAACGCGCCTGCGGTTTCGGGAATCAATGGGCCGTGGAAGTGTTCCCCCCGGATTCCCAAGTGGTCAACGTCGCACCGATCCGCCACCTGTTCCTTATCGATCAACCACCCTACGCTTGGACAAAACCATGAAACGCTTCGTCAACACCAAACGCCCGATCATCAACAAGCCTGCCGAATGGCGGGCCATGACGGGATTCCGCCGACTGCGCTACCTGCTTTCGGAATACCGTGCTTTGTTCCACCTCCTCATGGGTCGGATTCGCCTGCTTGAAGAATCGGTAGAACGCGCACGGCAGGAAAACCGCGACATGGAAATCCGGTTGCGGAGGATCGCCAGGGTGGATGTCAGCAACTCTCTGACAAACCGCGATGTTGTCCGCCTCGACATGCAGATTGATCGTCGGCACCTCACCGAAATGAACGCCGAGTTATTCCTTTCGGAACTCACCCGCCAGATGCGGGCCGGCCTTACTCAAACCCTCTCACGCCGCTGAACCATGAAACGCTCATTCATCCAAAAAAAACCCGCCAAGGTCAAAGTCCCATCCGTGAACCATCCAGATCGAGCCGCCTTGCCACCCAGCAAGCCCGTGGCGGCGTCCGGGGCGAAGAAGCGGGCGAGGATCAAGCCGCGTTCCTCCAAGGGCAAGGAGGACGACGCTGCGCTGGCAAGGCACGTCGCCAGGTTTCCAGACATCATCCGGGATCCGTTCACCGGGGATTTGCTGGCAAAAAACCTGGCGGAGTTTCATCACCCCGCCGGCCGCCGCAAAGCCTCGTTCCTGTTCGTCATTCCGGTGTCTCCCGAAACCCACCGGCGTATCCATGACAACCCGAAATGGGCAACGCTGGTCGGCATGCTCTGGTCGGGCCGGAACAGCAAGGTCTTCACCGAGTCCGATGCTTGGAAACTTCTCGAACTTTGTCCCTTCCCCCAGCCGATGCGCTTGGCCATTGAGCTTTGGGTTGCCTCGAACGATAAAATCCTGCCGTGACTGCCGCGCCCTCCATCTCCGATTCAGAACCGACCTCGCCGCGGCAGTCGTCGGCAGCGATGCCTTGTTCGTCCTTGGTGCAGTTCTCTAGCGGCATCTCTTCGTGGGCAGCGGGTAAACGCTACGCGGAGGAACACGGCACCGACGGCATGGTATTGCTCTTTGCGGATACCGGCATCGAAGATCCTGACAACTACCGATTCTTGCTTGAGGCGGTCGAAAACATCGGGGCAAGACTCGAAATCACAAGCGACGGACGCACGCCATGGGAGGTGTTTGAGGATGAGAGAATGATCGGAAACGCCCGCTTCGACCCATGCTCGAAACACCTCAAGCGCAAGCTACTGGATCGCTGGAGGAACGAGCACTGCGACGAATCCACGGACATCATCGTCGGGATAGCATTCGATGAGGTCGAACGGATCGAGCGGCTGAAAAAACGGTGCGCGCCATGGAACTACATCGCGCCGCTCTGTGAGAAGCCATGGATCACGAAGCGCGACTGCCTAGCGTGGGCAAAGCGTGAAGGCATCGAACCGCCGAGAATGTATGAAATGGGGTTCCCGCACGCGAACTGTGGAGGCTTCTGCGTGAAGGCTGGCCAAGCAACCTTCCGACTACTCCTCAAGCACTTCCCTGAGCGATACCGGGAGCATGAGGAGAAAGAGGCCGCGCTCATGGAGAAGCTGGGAAGCAAATGGGGGGTGATGCGCGACAGACGCGGAGGCGAGGCCAAGCCAATGACGATGCGCAATTTAGAGAAAGGATAGAAAACGATGAAAACGACTGCGACCAATTTGACTTTGGAGGGTGCGGGTGCGCTCTCAATTTGTAGGACGAACACCAAGGATCAGGCGCGCGAAGCGTCTCCTGTATCCGACTGTTCGGAATAATCCAGGATCAGAGAAGAGTCTCAGTCACTCGAACTTTTTTGCGCGTCATTTGAGCGTTCATGCCTGGCTTTGGGGGCGGGGTTAAATCCGCAACCTGCGTTCTGGTCGGCGTCTTCCAAGATGGACCACTCCCGTAACCATAGGCAAGGCTGCCGGCAGGGGCCGAGGGTTTGACTTTCGCCACCGCATTGATGCTTGGCGGAGTGGAAAGAGACGAGCGGCGGGCGCGAGCTTGAGCCGTTTTTCCAAACCCTCCGTTCATCTCCACTTCCTTGCGTTTCCGCTTTTCGTTGGAAACCCCAAAGTCCGTAGCTGGTCCGGTCGATTGCATGGCGGCCAGTCGGTCAAGTCCGGGAGTCGCGGGGCGGCCCAAGTATCCGCCGCCGGCCACCGGGGGACGATTCCCGCCTGGGCCCATAGGTGATGTTGCCCATGATGTCAATTTGGCCGTGCCTATGCGCTCGCCTTCCGCGGTGATTCCACCAACCGCCCTGCCGGACGTGTCCCGGCGTATGTTGCGCATGCCGGCGGCAACCGCGGGGTCACTCTGCGGCCTGGTGTCGATCCTGAGCTTGTTCCGGTTGTGCGAGTTTTCGTAGGTTCCGATTCTTGCCATGCGCGAAGACTACGATACGCGGGGCGTTGATGAACGGGCGGGTTTCCCGCAACCCTTGCATGGAACGACAAGTTTCTGACCTTGGTAAATCGGCCCGTCTGACTCTCCCTTGATTCGTAATCTCACCTTGGCCACCCGATCCTTTGGGGGATACTTCTTGGCGGAGATTCGCGGGATGGGTTTCATGGATCTGGGAGTTCGACGGCCTCGCCAGTCACTTGCGGCTTGTTGCCGTATTTGGGTGAGCGGTAGCACTCGAAGCGGATGTTGACCACGCGGCGGGTGCCGGGGACTTCGGGCGGGTCGATCTCAAACCACGGGCTTTTCCATGAGTCGTCATCCTCGGGATCGCCTGGTCCGGTCCATTCCCAGGTCTGATCGCTAAGGTGGAAAGACCGGAAGACGGTGGGCGATGGATCGTCCCAGCCGTCCGGTTCTTCGAGGATGTCCCAGGTGATCTTGAAGTAAGATCCGGTGAACGGCACGTCCAGTCCTGTGTTCTGATCGGTCCATGTGTCCGGGATTACCCAGCGGAATCGGAGTTTCTTGATGCTTGCCGCAGTGATCCGCTCGGGGTTCTCCGCAAGTGTCAGGTCCGACTCCGCCATTTCTTCGCCTCATACGCCATCGAGTCCGGGATTGACGTGCCCACCGTCGCCCGGTGGCTCGGGCACAAGGATGGGGGAGTCCTGGCCATGCGCACCTACGGGCCCTCCGGGACGATCACTCGCTGGCGAGCGCCGCCAAGTTCGGGTAATGCGTCAGGAAAGTTCCCATTCAAAAGTGACCGACACGTTGGTGGTGGAACCGGTGTCAAACCAATCGGTTTCGTCGTATGTGATCGAGTTGGTGCCCATTTTGGCCCGCCACTGTGCGTTGTCCCATCCGCCGATGTTCTGGCCAACCACCGCGCCGCCGCCGCTGTCGAAATGACTCGGTGCGCTGATTTCCGTGCCCCAGCGGTCGGCGGGTGCGCGGAGGTATTCAGGATAACCCAATGAGGCGTTCCAAAAAGCCAAGCCGGTGGGAAACGATGAGATCATGATGTCGCCTGAATCATCATTTGCAGGGTCCGCATGACCGGTTTCGCTCCAGGTGCCACAGATTTCCGCGGTGAAGCTTGCGTCATAAAAGAAGTCAATGATCTGCCAGCCAATCTTGGTTGGCACCTCGCTCAGTGTCCCCACACTGAAATAACCACTGGCGGGCGAAGTAAGCGTGTAATCTCCAACGTCAAAACCGTCATTTGCGGGACCGTTCCCAGCAGGAGCAGGGATGATCGATGTGCCAGATAGCTCCATCGGCACGCGATCCAGCGTCACTTCTTTCATGAAACTCATCGTTTCCGACCGAGTTATCCCGCTGCCATCGGTATGCGATCTCGACCCGGAAATGGTCAACTTGAGGCGGAGATGGCTGTAAAACGGCGGTCCCTCAAAGTATGGCCAAACATCTAGCAGTTTGGTTGGATTCAAAATCCCGGAATGGACGGTGCGAATGCTCATGATAACCACCACAGGTTCACGTTACCAAACGATTCGACACCGAGGTTGCCACCGTTGTGAAAGTTGGAAATAACATACGTGGCCGGATCTCCGCCGGCCGCCGCCGTGTAATCCACCTTGCCGACACAGCGGAACGAGGTGAATCCAGTCGAGGAAATCGCCGTGCCACTTGGCACAACGCTTGATGCGCTGGTTTCGATAGTAATGGTGTATTCGTCTTCCCCGAAACTGCCGGTCCCGAACGTCCCCACGCATTTGATCCAAACCCACACGTCTGCCGTTACGGTGATTTCCGGCGGGGTTTCGGCGTCCAATGCGGTGCTGGACAGTGTTGGCATCAGGCTGTTGACGTAGCCTGGAATGACCTGAAACTTGTCCACGGCGGTGCCGTTTTTTAGAGTGAGCGGTTTCAGTTCCGCCGCAGATACACCGCCGCGGCCCCGGCCGGCGGGCGTGACCGGAAACACGATTTCCGACTGGTTTGATCCCACATTGAGATGCGGATTCGTGATGAGCGCCGTGAGGAGTTTGCAGAGTTGCTTCCACTGGCGGGCGTCCGGCGCCTGCCCTTCATCGATGCCGAATCGGTGGAGTTCGCTGCCCATTATTGTGCTTTCACCCAGGTTGTCTTGAGCATGTAGAAGCAATACCAACGGTGCATGATGCGGCTGGCCATCAGTTCCGTCTTGGCTGAAACCAATCCAGCGTAAGTTGTGGCACTTGGTGAGGAAGCCCCCAAGTTGTAATACAGATCACCTGGCGCATAGATGACGAGCGCATCGTTGATGGTGCTGACTCCAATGAAGGAAGGATTCAGGAAGTCGCCCACAAGGCCGTTCTCTTGGTCGCCGTTGGTGTATTGTTGGCCGGCTGATTCCAGAATGTAACTCAAGACTTCGAATGGTCCGGTGCTGAGTGACGAGTAGTCCCAGATTGCGGCAAGCGCCGTCCAGTCGGTGGGGGCACTTGTCGGATCCAACTTGTATTCATACGTCACTCGCCCTGTGACAACCCGTGACCGCTCGCGGCTGCCGCCGGGGAAGAAGGCCGTGCTGTTCGGGTAGATCGGCGGGAACGTGTAGGCAACGCTTTCGTATTCCGTGAATACCCCGGATGGAACCTCTCCATGGGTCACGGTGACGATCTTGCGCGATCCCCGCGGCCGGTCGCTAACGTCCATGATGTAATGGCCGGTGAAGCCGGCAATGAACGTGGACATCGCCGCGCCGATTGTCGGCAGCGGGTATTCCGCCGCCACTTCCCGTTGGGTTGTGTAGATCCGATAGCCCTGCGGGGTTTGCAGGGTGCGGGACGTGGTGATCGGTGAAAAGGCGTCTGACATGGCGGTTTATCCGTAGATCGGGCGCATCCGGCGTTCGTTGTCTTCCTGCGGGGTGAGGGCATCCAGGTCGGCCAATGCCTGACGGTAGCCATCCGCAAGCCCGGGAATTGCTTCCTGATTGCGGAAGAACGGCGCCCGGGATAATCGGAAAAGAGCCATCGGCAAAAGGATCGATTCCACGAACTCATGCGGAATTGGAAACACGGAGGTCGCGGAAAGACTGGTCACAAACGGCGGCCGCATCGTCGCCTGGTAGGTCAGGAAACCGGCCTCCGCCGGCGCCGGCACGATCCGCATGCGCTGGGTTGGAGTCGCGGTGTTGGAAACGTGGTGAGATTCGGTCTTGTAGCCTGTCACCTTGCCCTTGGTTTCCCCCACCCGGATATTGCGCGGGACGAGGTTCTGACGAGGATTGGAAGCGAAATCCCCAAAAGTCGCGGACTGGTGGGAATGTGGATTGGCAACCGGGATCAATTCCACAAGGTTTGCAATCACCGGTTTCAAGATCCGCATCACGGCGGCCGGGATCGAGATGGACGTGTGATACACCGTCGCGTCCACTGTTCCTGTGTCTCCGGCGTAGGGGAAAAGCAGGGAAACCCCACCGTCGCCACCGGCAAGGCTGACAGGGCCAACGGAAGCCACTTCTCCGGTCACGGTGCCACTGGCAGAAGCCGAAACCAACACGGCTGCCGCGAAATCAGAGTTGATCGCGTCGATGACTTGTTGGGCGGATGACGTTCCGGCCGTGACCACTGGAGTTCCTGTTCCGCCTACCGGGTTCCAGGTTGTGACTTGTGATGGATCGGCTACCGGATCCGTCGATGACCATTCGGCTACTTGGCTGGAACCGATCCAAACGTCCAATGTCCAGAAACCAGTTACTCCATAAGCCCGATAATAATTACCAACTCCGGGGTAGGTTTGTTCTCCATTGCTGGACCAGAAATCGTAAGTCCCGTCGTTGCCGGCATAGGACAAATCAGTGAAAACCACTGGATCGGTGTTGGTGTCTTCAAGTCCTCCGCCGGTGTCGGTCACTATCATCCGCGCCTTGGTTCCAGGCGTGATGGTGATCGAGAGGTCAGAGACGTTGACGGTGGTGGTGAACTGCGCCGCCGCCGCATCGTAGGTGATGGTGATGGAGTTTCCCGATTGTCCGCTGGAGATTGCCGTGTAAAGCACCGAGTTGTCACCGCCTGATGGATTCACCGTCGCTGACGCAAAGAACGAGCCTCCGGTTGCCTCCATGATCCGGTTGTCGATGTCATGGCCGGCAATCACGATCGCGCATCCTTCCATCCATGCCTCAAACTGGTTGATTGTCGCGGCAGTGGAATTCTCCACGCAAGAAATCGTCACCGCTGTTGGCGCATGCAGCACAACCCCAAACTCCGCATGGTGAACCCACACCGGGGACCGGGTGTAGGCTTCCTGGATTGCTCCGTTGATCGCCGCCATCACCGCGGCATTGCGGCCCGGGTATGTCACCGAATCAGGAACCGTCCGTTCTTCGGGCGAGAAGTTTCCAAAAAGAATGGTGGCAAGTTCGGCGTGGGTCATGGCTTTTTTGAAAAAAGGTTGAGAATTTTTTTCCAGAAAGACGACCGAGAACGTCCCTCGATCGCCTCAACGATCCGTTGCGTCTGCCACTCAACCAGGCATTGCGGGCAAAGTGGTGAGGGATGCTTGTGGCAGGGTTTCATGGATCAAGAGGGTTGGAGAAGGGCGGCAGCTTCGGCCTGCTGTTTTTTGCGCTCGCGCATCTTGCGCATCCGTTCGGCGGCCGGCGTGACTCCATTGCCACGGTTGTCGTGTGAGAAGGCGTCCGGTGGCACTACTCCAGCCTCGAAGGCTTTGAACGCCTCCAGCCGCTTCTCAGCGCCCGGGAACGGCACAACCAGCGTCACCAGCGGAAACAGTTTCACGTTGCGGCTGCCCATCACGTCATGGCACACGGAATCGTTGTCACGATACGGGCCTTTGGCGATTCCGGCCATCCAGACGGAAAGCGGAACATCGATGACGTGGCAGCGGAGGGCTTCGTCATACTTCGCAAGGTATTTGCGGGCGATCCGGTTCTTCCCCCGGATGACGTAATCCGCGTGGTTGGTCTGGTTGCGGACCAGGATGCGGACTTGGAACAGTTCGTCCGGAGCGGCAAGGCTTCGAAGGCCGGCGTTGGTAACGGTTTTGGGCAGGTTCATGGTGGTTCTTGGGGAGGTGTTGACTCCTTTCGCCCAAAATGCCCCGGCACTCACAAGGAATGCCGGGGCGGGTGTAGCAGTCAGGTGGATCAGAGGTCCACCAGCGGGGTCGGCAGTCCTTCATGCTCAACCGCGCACTCAACGAGGAGATACCCGGCGTTGCGGCCGAGCGGATCCAGGGTGGTGCAGGTTCCCATGATGGTTTCATAACCCTTGGCGGTCACGAAGCCGAAGTCTTCCTTCTGCTCGATCATCGCCTTTTCGATGCGGCCGTTGGCGAAACATCCCGACATGGCGCCGAGGATGTAAGCAAAGCCGGTGGTGGTGCCCTTCGCGTTGGCGGGAAGCACAACTGCGCCAACTGCGAACTGGTCCGTGTAGGTCCAGCCGGTCGGCAGGTTGGTTTCGCCCGTGGTCGGGGTGTAGGTGCCGTCGCCGCCGGTGGTGCCGGAGGTGCGGGCGACCACTTCGCCAACCGTCTGCTCGTTGATTCCTGTCGTGTTGGTGGACAGGATCTTCGTCAGGGTCACGCCGTTCGCGCCGTTGGTCCAGTCGTCCTGGTAGGCCGCGAAGCCAACCGATCCGTCCGGATTGATGATCCAGACATAGAATTCGTCGTCAATCGCCGTGGTGGCGGTGCCGTCGAAGTTGTATGGAGCGCCAGGGAAGAACTGGAGATACTGAGACGAGGTGTTGTCCGGATTGGGGAGGACGTTGGCCGCAGCACGGGAAACCGCTTGGCCGAGAACGGCTTTCGGGGTCAACGCGTTGCCTTGGTAGTCATCCCAGGCCATGTCCAGGCTGGGCAGTTCGTAGAACGGCATTCCCTGCCAGTCGAGCAAGGTGCCGCTGAACAAAGCGTTCCCATCGCCGCGGGTGTCCGCATTGCTTTGAACGGTCTGGAACGAGTCGTCGTTGCGCAGCGGCCGGAACTGGTTGTCCGTGGCGAACGTCAGGAACGACTTGATGGGGTAGCCGGTGCCGCCGATCTTCTGATTGATCGGCTTGCCGCCGATGGTGCTCAGGCGGGTTTTGGCATCGACCACGAAATCCAGCGACAGCGTGTCTTCGGGAAGAAGCGCATCGTAGGAATTGCGGTTGCCGGGACGGATCGTGTTGAACGTGGTCGCGTCCTTGCGCAAGCGCATCATCATGTGGTTCTGCTCCTCCAGGCCCATCTTCTCAGCAAGCATGCCGAGGGCCGTGGACTCCAGCGTTCCGCCGGCGCTCAGGAACTCGAACATGTCCTTCGAGAAACTGATCGCGTCACGGTGCCAGGCGACGGTGGCGTTGAAGGTCTTCATCGAAACCGGAGAAGTCCGGCCGACAAGCGTTTGCGTGCCTTTCGCGCCGGGACCGGCGGGCGGGCCAACCACGTTGAAATACACCTGCTGGCCGCCGCCTTTGGAGAGGTCGGTTTTGCGGGCGAAGATCGAGCGCACGCCGCGGCCGACCATGCTGTTCGCATCGACGGTGGAGGTGAACGCCGAAAAGGCATTGTGTTGAAGCGCCGACTTGGCGAGGAGCTTGGAATACAGAATCCCCTTGAGATTCGAATCCATTGAGGTCGCGTCAGCGATTTGTTGGAAGGCGAGAGTAGCGGTGATGCTACCAGTTTGATTGTCAGACATGGTAAATGGTCTTTCTGATTATTGAGATTTGGAGATCAACCGCGGTTCCCGCCGATGCTCACTTGCGGTCCACAAGTGCGGCGAGTTGTTCGATTGAGAGTTGGTCGATTGAGGCCAGGATTTGATCCGTGGTTGGCACTGCCCGGTGCGTGTGGCCTGGGGCCGTGGTGCTTCCCACCGGCTTTGCAGCGCGGGCGGGTGGCGTCGGGGCCAGGGTGGTTGCAGGGGTTTTGCTCAGTCCGAGAACGCGGGCCGCTTTTTCCGCGAGTCCGATGACGTAACGGGGGTCTTGGATGATCGGGTCATTGCTGCTTTCAGCCTTGGCCTTGTAGGCATCCAGAAGTTCCTCGAAGTCGGGATTCGTGTCGAAGACGTGCGCGTATTGCTGTTCCACTTCCGCCACTGCTTCCGCGAATTGGTCGTTGTAGCTCCGCATCTCCCCCTGTTGGTCCCGCTCTGAGAGCTTGGCCGTTTGGATGGAAAGAAGAACGTCTTCGATTTCGTCGGTGAGTTCGGCATCCCTTTCGTTGTCGTAGTCGGCTTTCGCTGCTCTCCGTTCTTGCCGGAGGATGGCCAGGCGTTCTTCGAGTTCCGTCAGGTTTGGCGGCTCAGGTGTTGGTTCCGGTTCCGGTTCGGCCTGTGGTTCAACGGGGGCGGCTTCTTCGCCTGCCACCATTTTCATCGCGGTTGCGATGTCACTGGCTTTTCCTTCACGGACGAGGTTCAGCGCATCCGTCACCTTCTGCTGGTCCGCTTCCTGCAATCCGGTCAACCGGATGCGTTGGGCGTGCTTCGCTTTGGGTTCGGGCTCGGGTTCCGGGACCGGCGTTTCTTGAGGCTGCACGCCTTCAATCACCTGGGGTTCCGGGGTGGATTCCGCTGCGGGGGTCGGGGCGGGTGTCCGGCCATCGATCAATGCGAGGGCTTGTTCATCCGTCAGACCGTCGAATGCGGTTTCCGTAATTGCTCCTGTCTGCGGCGTTGCGCCTGCTTCCGGGACTGTCGTTGCTGCCGGCTGTTCGCCAGGCGTTGCGGTGGTGCTCATCGGGGCGGACCTTACGCCCGCGTAACGGCGCAAAGAACGGGCGGGAAAGCCCGTCACGCCTCATTGGTCGAGATGGCTCCGGCGGCTGTCACCCGGTAGGGCTTGACGGTCTTGGGAATCTGCAAATAGGGCGGGCGCCGGCAGGCAATCATCCGGTTTTTGGCGATCCGGGTGATGCAAACCTGATTGGACTGGTTCCCGCCGAGAACATGGAAAGAGGTGGCATCCTCCGCGACGTAGAATCCGACATGGCCGCCGCCGCCGGGACGCTCGAAAACAAGGATGTCGCCCAAGGACGGTTCCGGCGACTTGGTGCCATACTTCGACCAGTTCCGCGCCCAGAGCGGGTCTTTCACCACTTCGGCTGGGTTCTTGACGCGACGGTAACAGAGGATTGCGGCGAAGAGTCCGCACCACGGGATGTCGTCGTCGGAGTATCCGCTGATTTTTACGCCGGCCAGATTCAACTCGTCACGCCATTCCATGATTGTCCGGTTGCTGCCCTTTCCAACAACCTCCTTCACTCCATATTCAGAGAGGCCGAAACGGATGACATTCGGGAGGCCACGGAGTTTCGTCAGCCATTGGTATTGGGTAGGAATCATTTTAGTAGCAGGGTGAGACCGGAGGCGGCAACAGCCGATCCGGCGAGTTTAATGCGTTCAGCGGATGCGCTGGTGGCGGAACTGTGATCGACGGTGGCGGTCTTCCATGTGACTGAGCCATCGGCCTTCTGGTGGTATTCGAGGCCGGTCATGTCGCCTTGGAATCGCGCGATTGGCTTACCGTCGCGGTAGAAAACGGTTTGAGCGCATCCGGACAAGGCAACGGCGGCGGCAAGGATCGGGATTTTCATGGGGCCGGGGTGGCTTCGATTTTCAGGCGGAAGAATTGGCGTGGCTTTTGCTCAATCTCAAAAACTCTCAGTTCGTTCCAATTTGAGAGATCGTCGCAATCCTGCACGGTCAGGCGCACCATCGGCGCGGGGGAAACAGGGACGTAGGTGCCTGCCAGCGAGACTTCCGCGGCAGCGGCGCGCGACTCCAAGCCCCAAAGCCGCACGAAGCGGGCTTCGACCAGAGGAAGATCGACATGCTTCTCCGCCGGGGTGGCCGCCCACTGTCCACGCAATGGCTCGCTCCATGAGATGCCGTCGAGGCTCGTTTCAATCTCGAAGGCTTCAATGATGCCGTTTGTTCCTTCGTCCTGGCGCGGCAGATACCAGAAACGGGACAACAACGCGGGCTGCGGCAGTTCGATGCGGAGGAAGTGCGGTGGAATCGCTCCGCCCCATGTCGTGTGCCAGAGCGTATTCGGGTTCCCGTCGATCGCGTTGGCGGCCTTGTTGTCCTCCCGAATGACTTCGGCGCTCGATGCCGTGGCGATCCATCCATCCTGCGACAACCGTGGAATGGCGGCCGCAGTCGTCGCCGTGATTGCCGGAGCTTCGGCAGATTCCGTGCCGGCCGTGTTCACGGCTTTGAGCGAAAAATGGTAGAGCGTTGCGCTGGCGAGGTTTTCAACCACGCAGGAGGTGACGTTGCCGACTGGAATGCTGCGGGTCCATTCGCCGGGAGCAGGACCTACGAGAACGACATAGCCGGCGATGTCTGGCTCCGGGTTGGGATTCCATGCCAATTTGACCTCCGCGCCGAAGCACGACTTGGCATTGATCGCCGCGAAAATGATTACGACGACCACCCAAAACAACAGCCCCGGCCACCATTGTTCGCCAATGGCTTTGCGCCGGTCGTCGTTGTCGTCTGGTGAAGTCATTTCAATTCCAGTTCCAGTTCGTTGCGGACCATCGTGAACCACTCCGGCGCTTCATCAATGTTGCAATGGTTGTAAGGCAGCACACGAGGTTCATGGATGACCTGATGCGGCAGAGTGGGGACGATTTGATGTCCACACGGGATGCTGATGGTTTGCCTCACGGATGCGACCCGCCGGATGGCGGGCGGGAGGTGGATTTTTGTCCTGCGGTCGATGGAGTAGATATTGAGCGGGTTGGCTGGCAACCAGCGCGGCATCCATGTCGGGCGATAGACCGGATCGCAAAGCAGCGCCAACGGGATCTTGATCCCGCGATCCGGTGCGAGCTTGGCGAACTTCATGCAGGTGTATCCGGCCCCCCACGAATAGCCGATCAAAATCACGGTATGGATTTCCTGCCTGACGAGCATGTCCATGAACGCATCAAGATCGCAATTCCATCGTCGCGGGTGGACCACGGTGAGCGATTCGTGGGCGAACTTGCGCGTGACTTGAAAATGCAAATCTTCCATCCCGGACTGGTTCTCCCCGGTTTGCAAGTGCCCTTGGAATTGGACGATTGCTTTCATAACTTGTCGAGGTAGTGGGAAATGATAACCGTGAGGACGGCCCCGATAACGCTGGCGAAAAACGCAATTGCGGACCACACCCCGAGCACCCAAGCGCGCTGCTTGTCGATCTTGTGAAACTCCTCTTTTACCCCCTGCATGGCGAGTATGTTGATTTTGTCGCTTTCCACGCGCGCACGGTCGAACTCCAGCATTTTCAGTTCCAGCCTTTCCACTCGCTCGGTCTGTGCGGTGAGGAGTTTGACCGTGTGTGTTAGGTCATTCGACAACTGGACGCACGCGCCGGGATTCGGGCATTCCGCTTTTGCGGCACGCAGGGCATTAACGTTGACGGAATTTGTGAGAGCGTCGAGTTTCTCGAAAATCTTGGTGATGTCGGTGGCGATCCGGTCTTCCAACCGATCCACACGGGTTTCCAGTTTGTCGATTCGGTCGTCGGATGTCATGGGTGGTTTCTACGTTTCAGAGAGTGGGATCGGCGGCGACGGTGACAGTGTAGCCGGTGGCGGAACCTGCGCGTGTATCGGCCAGTGCGATCATGTTATTAATTACGGCGGGCAACAATCCCAGCTCTCCGCCCGCACTTTCCAATGCCCATCCATCATTTGCGACGGGAACCAAATGAGGAGAACCGGAGTCACCGGCATACAGGATGTGTGCGAATTTATAGCCGGGCTTGTTGCTCAAGTCTTCCCTTCCGTCTAAGTCCCAATAAGAAGTGCTTTGATAAGTAAATCCGGAAGTTTGCGCGGTAATTCCCAACCCTAGCGGGTCGGGTGGATACGGTCTGGTATTTAAATCATAATCTTGATTCCATGCGGAAATCGGGGCAAGCAGACCTTCGTTGCCGTAAAAAATCATGGAGTAATACTGCGGGCAGTAGAAGCTTCCAGAAAGCGCGAAACTCTGGATGTTATGCAGCCACTCACCAACGACGGGAAGCGGGGCGATGGTGCCGGGCATGGCGGCATTCAGCCGGAACAGTGCAACGTCGGGACCGCTGTATTCCTGTTGTAAATTCACCTCAGATACAACCGTTGCAGACGTGATGTTGTTATTCACGTCAGAAAAATAGATGGTGCTTCCAACGTAAGACCCGCCGTAATGACCGCAACCGATGAGATGCTGCGGCGTGACAAGTGCAAAGCGCTTGCCGCGAATTGCGCCGGTTGGAGGCACGTTGTATCCAGCAATGGGAATGCCGGTCAGCTTGACATGTGGGATGATTCCCGTGTTGGCACGGACAATGTTATTGCCCGACATTTCGAGAAACTTGTTGTCCGGAAGCGCATCGCAAAGCGCAATCACCCGGTTTCTGGAATACTCGGCGTATGTGTCGGCAACTGGCGCAAACGATGTATTTGACACCTGTCCTCCGGTATTCCCGAAAAACACACTTTGGGTTCGTATCTCCGCTTTGCCATTGTCCACATACAGGCGCGTTGATCCGGTGAATCCACCGGATCGCCTTACAATCGGAAATGCGCTGTCATCCACGATGCCGGTGGACTCGCCTCGCACCGATCCATTTCCAAAGTTGATTCCTTCCAGCAGATAATCATTGTGCGATGCTGCTGCGGTGGATGTCTGGAAAGTTAGGTTCCTGTGCGTTTTTTCTCCTGTTGTATTCGGGGTGTCCACAACCGTCTGCGGCTTGATGCTGCTGACAATCGGCGCAAACTCAAACGGAGATTTTTGAACAATGGTCACGGCACGAAGTTTTGTGTGAGTTTTGCGATGCCGTGCGCGGTGATGGCGGTTATGTTCTCGGAATCGGGAGGGATGACGAGCTTGAGGACAAGCGTGTTTGCAACTGATGCGGCAATCAGTGGTGTCGCACCCTGCAAAAATCTGGTTTGCGCGCTAGTATTGTAAATGGTTTCTATGGCAGTGGTTGCCCCATCACTGGGAGCGGATTGTGCCATAAAATCAAGCCCTAACCCTTCTTGAGTTTTCAGTGATTCTATCCTAATAACGGCGGCACTTTGAAGCGTCCGCAGAGCGTTATTAAAACGCACTCTGCAAATCGGATGGGTTCCAACATCCACCGCAAACCCGCTGTCCCAGTCGTTGATGCTTTCACCGAGTGGGCGCGAGCCATAATCTACTGACAAATAACCCTCATACGGCCCCGGTGTTCCTGCAACTTTGATTGATACATCGAACTCCAGCCAATGATATACGTCATTCTCCATGAATGCGGCAGGTATATCCCACGATGCCAGCAGGATGCCGCCGACTCCGGTTTGCGTTTTGGCGAACCTCACCGGGTCAAATGAAACAAGCGGAACCTCCCCGTAATGCAACACTCCGCTTTTTTGGCCAAGTGAATTGGCGGGTATTGTGACACCATCGGAGTCGGGAAGAGTGAGCCAGTTAGGCGTTATAACCTCCGGCAGATACTCCGCGCCAATGCGTGTGGCGTCGTCGGCATTACCCTTGAGCTTGTCGAGGATGGTTTCGGTGGTGCCGCCTCCAACCTCTTCTGCTGATACCGCTTCGCCGGTTTCCTGGTTGATGAGCGCCAATGCATATCGGGCAACCGTGGCTTTCGGGAGTTCGGTTCCGACGTTGGCGGGTTTGTAGAGCTTGGCGACATCCTCAAAGGAATCGCCGGCCGGTTCGCGGGTGTTGGCTCCGCGCACGTTGGACGCGGGCTTGGGAAGTCTCTGTGATTTTCCGACAGTTGGATCGATTGGCATGGTCGTAGTTGGTTCGAGTTGTGCTGATTATTTGGATGGTGGTTTGGAAGGAGTCTTCCAGTTGGAAGATTTTGCTCTGGACTTCGCTCCTCGGAGGCGGGCGGCGTGGGATGTATCTTTTGGATATTGTGTCCACGGAGCTAAAAACCCGGTCTCGGTTTTTGTCACATAGTCGGGCATTTTCCTGACGTTTGGGCGAGGCATGGTTTTGAGTGGTTGACGGTGGTTGGTTTAAGCGGCGGGAATCGCCGGTGATACGGGCGGCATGGGTGAATCTCCAGGTTGCTCGGTTCCCGGTTGCGAGGGTGGGGCGATCATTCCGGCGGCCTGCATGGCGGCCTGCAACGGTCCCTGCATCTCGGGTGGCACCATGGCCAGCAGGCTTGCCGGATCGGTCACGGCTTCCCGCAGGATCTTTTCGGCGTCCGTGAAGCCGTAGCTACGCAAAATCTGGATGTAGAGCCGGCGGGCCGCGGTCTTTTCCGGCTCGGGGATCTGGATGTATTCCATCAGTGCCTTGCTGGCTCCTAGGGCGTCTTCCAGCGCATCCACGTTCTGACTCTGCGACATGGTGAGGGAAACATTCGCCCGGAGTCCCTGCACGTCGCCAGGCGTGATCTTGAGCAATTCTGCGTCCTGTCCCTCGCCCCACACAAACGCTTCCTCCCGGTCGAGGTTGGCGTAATTGAGGTGGACGGAGTATTCCGTGGGATGCCGGATGTCCTTGGTGATCTGGGCTATTGGAACCTTCACCAAGACGGCGCCGCGGGTCGTCAGGTCGCGCACTCCGGTTGCCGTATTGCTGCCTGGAACGCCTTTCAACTCTCCCTGGGCGGCGGAGGTAATCCCGTAACGCATCTGCATCAACTGGTGCATCTGGTTCAAGAGTTCCACGCTTTGAGCGTTGGTTTCCGGGATCGTCTTGAATTGAAGTCCCATTTCCAGCGTTTCCCCAGGCATCAACTCGAACACCTTGTCGGGGTCTTGGTTGAAGTCCTTGGCCGTCTTCTTGTCCTTGAACTTGGACGGGTCGAATCCCTTGATCGGCACCCGGGCGCTGCGGTCGTTGTAGGTGGTCGAGTTGTATTGGATGTCCACCGCGTTGTTGGCGTCCTCGCACCGCTCCCAATAGCCGATTCCCATGATCCGGCGTGGCACCTTGAAGCAGCGCACCGGAAAGACAGGAAGGAGGCCCGACGGGGAAATCCCGCGGAGATAGTTGCATGACAGCATGATCCGCAGTTCCGGGATGAACACCACTTGCAGCCGCTTCGGGTTGTTCTTTTGGAACGGATCGCAGCGCATGAAGCCTTCCACGATCTCAACCTCCGGGTTGGCATCCAGTTCCCAATTCACCGGTTGCGCTTCTACTTCGCCGCGGTGTGACCGGGCGTTCCCGTTCCTGCCGGCCGCCACGGCGCCTTGCAAGGAAAGGGCTTGGTCCTCGTCCAGTTCGTAGAAGGAAATGGCGTCTAGGACACCCATGCGGAAACGGTGGAAGAACGGGGTGTAGCGCAAGTCGAGTTGCGGGGCCATCGCGTCGAATGCGACATCCTCGTAATCCAGACAGTCGCACGCCACGTTGTTGTAAACCTCGTCCGTCTGCTCGATGAGCATTTCCTGCCATTGAATGTCGGTCCCATCGAACTCGCCGGCGGTGATCCGTTCATCCACGGCTTCCTTTTCGGTGAGGAACTCGCCGGCCTCGTCCAAGAGCGCGGAATCGGTGGAAATGCGCCAAGCGACAAATTTCGATTCCTCGAAGGTTTCGATTTCCTTGATCCACCGGGGTTTGACGAAGACGAGGCCAAGATTGATGGCTACCTTCACGGCATCAGTCAGAGCTTCTTCGAGATTGGTCTGGTTGAACTTCCACTGGCTGTGCGCGGAAATCAGGCTGGCAAGGTTCGGGTCATTGGCCCCTTCGGGCTTCGCCTGCATCCATGGCCGGGTTCCGAAAAGGTCGTCGCTGGCCTGGGCGAACACGAAGTCACAGAATCCAGAAACCACTCCAAGAGTGTTGTTCTGCTTCTCAAAAATCGACCTGGACGCATCGGTAATGTTTGGGTCGGGAGCCGTAGTCTTTCGGTCGGAATAGTCGTCTTCCGCCATCTTCTCGAACCGTTTGAGCTTCCCGCGCCAGTTGCTCAATGCCCCGTGAAGCGCCCCCCACCGGTCAACGGCATGGTTCAAAAGCCATTCCGCCTGCACTTCATTGAGCGACTTTGACAGGGGGGTTTTCCCTGCCGAAAGGATGCGTTTCGTTGGATTCTCCCCATCAGGGGCGGGCGTTGCGGTAGAAACGAGCATGCGCGAAACGTAGCCGCCTTGAATCGTCTATGAACGGGCGGGGAAATGGCACCGGTTACGCATGGAACCGACGGCAGGAACTTCCGGATTGCGAAATTGTAACGGTTTGTGATGTATTCAGCCCATGGCGAACCGGAAAGTAGCTTCTCCCCCTGATCTCAAAACCCGTATTGCTTGCGTCAGATTGGTGCTGGATGCCGCCAAGCGCCACCAGGTGCCAGCGGCCTTGATCGTCTCCCACTCCAATCATCGGACGGCCTCCCAAGCACGCAAGGAGGCTCAGGCGGCCATGATTGAGGAACTCGGGATGAAACGCCGGTGGGTGGCGTTCATGTTCAATCGGGACTTGCGGCGCGTCCGTGCCTCGGAGCTTGGCCAGAAGGTCGATCGGAAATACTGCAAAAAAACGAGCAAGTTCCGGCACTTCCGGGAAATCCTTGTGCCGGTTGGCCTGCAACTCGTCTGGGTTGAATACTTGAACCTGCCGACGATCGGGCGCGCGCGGAGGATCGCTTGCCGGCCGATGTCACGGGAAGAATCCGCGGAAATCCAGTTGGTTCTCGGTTTCCTCAGTTGGCGGAATGTGAATCCCTACGGGAAACCGTCTCAGTCCTGATTCTCGGGGGCCATCGAAACGACGTATCCGCCGGCCGGGTTGTCGCAAATCCCCACCGGCCGGATGCTCTTGAGCCTGCCGTTCTCGTATTTCAGGAATCCGGCCAGCAGGTAGATCGCCTGTTGCTGCTCATGGGTGAGTTCCGCCGCCGGAACCGGATTGGCCTGCAACTCGTCGCAAATCTTGCGGGCCGGAGCGAAAAGGATGCGGTCCATCTGGTCTTCCGCGCTTTCAATCAAGACAAGCTCCTTGGAGTTCATCGAGAAACTGCTGCCGACTTTTGCCTGCATCGCCTCGATCTTTTTCTTGGCCGCGAGTTGCTCCGGAGTCATCGAGGATCGGAAGTTCATGGCCGGAGGGATAGAACCTACGGCGCACGGTGTCAATCACGCTCTGTTACGGCTTGGGGGCTTTCTCGCGGGCTTCCAATTCCCTTTCCGCGTTCTTGCGGATGGTTTCGAATCTGCCTCGCTCGATGCGTTCGGCGCGGAAGGCTGCCACCGCTTCGCGGGCGATGGAGGTTTTCAGTTCCTCCAGTTCCCGGCGGTTGTTGGTCGTGAACTCCATCTTCGTGATCTTGCTGATGGCGACGATCGCCTTTTGGGCGTCTTCCAGCATCAAGCGGGCCTGCCGTTGGCTCGGGTTTTCCTGCCGGCGTCTGGACTTTTGGAGTTTGGTCGATTCATCCAGGGCATCATACAGGTTGTCCACGCTCACGGAATTCATGGTGGATTGGCCGCCGCGGACAAACAGGGTGCCAAGAACCGGGAGGTCAACCAGTTCCCGCTCGCGGTTGATCTCCTCGGGTTTTCCGAACAGTTGCACGAAGTCGGTGCCGGCGCCGCCGAACGTGCCGTTGATGGCGTGATCGATGCGCAGCGGGCTCATGCCAGTCATCTGGCCAAGTTTCGCGGCGACTTGACTGGTGTAGGGCCCGATTTGCTCCTCGCGTGCCATTTCCTCCATGCCCCGCGGAACGATGGGCATGTCGAAGAAGAACTTCCGGTTGGCGAGTTGCTCCGTCACGGTGTCGGCAACTGCCGGCATGGCGGATGGAATCATGCGCTTGAACCATTCCTGCATCCACTCGGTCGCCTGCTTGGGATCTTCCTGATACCAGGCGTCCGCCAGTGCCACGGTGCCGGACATGAACAGACCGTCCGCTTCGAATGCGCGCGGGATCCGGATGAGTTCCTTTTTCCCGTTGTGCTCGAAGGGAATGAACGTGAAGCCGAACTTCATCTTGGTGGACATTTCCTTCCACCAGTCGGAATCCTTGGCAAACCACCAGGCAATCAGGGCGACGATGGCATGGCCAAGCCCGCGGGAGATGAATCTGACATAGCTGTTCTTGAACGCACGAACGTGTGCGCGTGGTCCTTGGATTCCAGCGTTGAAGAACGGAACCAGTTGGTTCGCCACTCGGCCATAGCGGCCGGCGGCCGTGAAGTCCGTCGTCACTTGCTTGAGGGCCTGAAGCAGCAACAGGGATGTTTCCTCGTCCATGGCATCGCCTGGCTTCCAGCCAAGATCCTTGCCGACGAGCTTCATTTCCGTTGCCCGTGACGCGAGTTCCGGGAACTGGAGCAAGTCGCGCAGGTAGTCCGCCCAATTCCGGACATCCACGATTTTCCATCCGGTCTTCTCGAACAGCCGGCGGGAAGCCCGCTCAGTCGGGCGCATGTCCTGGCCAAGCGGGGTCGCCATCTTGCCGCCAAGGCGTTCGAGCACCTCGATGGTCTTCGGGCGAACCGCTCCGCCGGTGACGGAATAGATGAACGCTTTCGAAAGCTCTCCCATCCAGGTCAGAAACAATTCCGCGGTGTTGGCACTGGCGCGGGAGTTGAAATGCAGGGTGGAGAAGTCGCGCAGCGGGTTGGTCACAAGCGAGAACGAAGCACGCAGGCCGGTCGTTCCGATGCGGAATGTCCGGTTGGTCAAGCCAATCGTCATGTCGATGAGCGGGGCGAGTCGGTAGGCATTCATTCCTGAAAGCGTCTCATACAAGCCTGGGTCCACGTCATAGAGGCGCATCCGGCCGCCGCGGAACACGGCGAGGATCGGGCGTTCGCCGTTCTTCACGTCGTAGGACGGCGCGAAGAAGGTGGCGATTTCCTGCATCATTGCTTCCTGCTCCGGGGTCAGTTCGATTTCATCGATGCCGGCCTTGAACAGCTTCCGGTTGATTTCCTCGATCAGTTCGCCAAGGGCCCGCTGCGCGGCGGGGACCATCTTCGGGGAGATTTCCGCAACCAGGTTCCCCATGTCGGGAACGTTCTCGGCAATTTTGAAGATTTGATCCAGCACCCGCTTTTGATGGGCGCGGGCCACGATGTCGGCGGCTTGGGAAATCATGCCGGAGAACGGATCCTTGATGCGGCGGCCGGAACCGCGGAGGCGATCCAGCAATTTTCCACTCGCCACGCTGGAGGATCCGCCCTTGGCGGCGGCATCGAATGCTTCGAACTCGCGGAACAAAGGGATGTAGAATCCGGGATCCACGGCGCGGATGCGTTGCACGGTTGCCCGGTAGTCCTCGGAGGCGGCCGCGGCGTAATCAAGCACCAGGTCATTCCAGCGGGATACCGCGGCGGCCGTCTGCTCGAAGATGGGAGTCTCGATCTTGGCGATGATTCCGATCGCGTCGTTTTCCGACAGTCCGGGGTTTCTGGCACCGTTAGGGTCGTTCCACATGGCCACCGCCCGCTTCGCCCACATGTAGATGAGGAAGTCTGTCTTCTTGCCGCGCACCCGGGCGAGGATTTCCGTCAAGGATCGGCCGTCGTCGCCGGGAAGCGGATTGCCGGCGAAGTCGATCATCGCGGATTTCACCATGAATTCCGCCCTGGCCGTCGAGGTCATCCGGAGCGCGGTTGCCGCCAAGGCTGGATTCTCCCTGGCCGGGATGGCGCGGCGGCCTTTCTCGATGGCCTCCGCCACGAACCGGTCAATCGGGGCGTTGGTGTCCACCCAATCGTTCATGTAGTCCAGCGAGGCGAGTTTCTGTCCCAACTCCACGATGCGGCCGGGGCGGCGATACACGCTTTGGCGGGCGCGTTCCAAGTCTCCTTGGTTCCGCCATGTCAGACTGGCGGCCTGGGCCTTGGCAATCGACTTGGCGAGCTTCGGGTTCACGGCTTCGACTTGCGCCTTGAACCAGTCATGGAACCTCGGCGCGGCGGCCCGTGATTCAGTGTTGCCGCCATAGACCAGCACGGAGAACCATTCCCCGAATCCTTCCGAAACATATCCGCCGGTCGGCACCGTGGCACCATAGAGGGCGCGGCCCACCGCTTCCATTTCCGCAATCGCATTGGCCGGAACTCCGGCGGTTCTAAATGCAGTGGCGGCGTTCCCGAACAGTCCCTTTTGCAAGGCATGTCCGAGTTCATGTGCGGCGGTCGGGATGTCGTTGGCGATCTTGATTCGGGCCAGATGCTCCCGGGTGTAATACTCGCCAAGCGAATTCCTGCCCTTGAGGTTGCCAACCCGGATCGGCACGCCATGGCCGATGGATTCCAGCACGCCTTGCATCGTCTTGATGACCTTCGGGGCGGAAATGCCCTTCTTGATGTTGCCGATGGGGTCCGGGGAAACCGGCATCCTTGTCGCGGCTCCTCCTCTGGCTGCACCGGCATCCTTCGTCTCTGGTGCCTTGCTGGCGGGCTTTGGCGCGGCTCCCGCTGGCCTTGTGCCAGAAACCGGGGGAGTGGGGTCAGGAACGCCGTTTTTGGCGAATCTTGCCTTCATCTGGGTGACGATGTTGAAAACTGCCCGGTCGGAGAGTTTCCGCGCCTTGGCGATCTCCGGCATCGATTTGCCGGCCGCGTAGTCGCGGAACACTCCGCGCATCTCGGGTGGCAGGCTCGCCCATACCGGGTGATCGTCGCCGGGGAGGTCGCTGGCTCGGGAGGCGGAGGAAAAGAGGATGCTGTCGCTCTCCGGGTCTTTGGCGAGTTCCAGATATTTAGCATCCTGACTCGGCATGGAAGCCGAAGAATACAGGCGATCATTCTTACTTGCCTCGGATTTTCCGATCTCTTCGATCCGGTTGAACATGGCGATCTTCCGCTTGTTCATCTTCTTCCTCTCTTCGGAAGAGTATTTCCCGGTGCCCATGGAAGATTGCAATTCCGCCGCAAGGTCCATGGCCTTTTTGTAAATGGCCGCGCCTTCCTGGGTTGCCTGTCCAATTTGGGAGTAGTTGGTTTTTTTCGATTCCTCTGCCCGATTCTGGTCATTGACCTGGCGTTTGAGTTCCGCAATTTTTCCCCTGCGATCTATGATTTTCTGAATCCGTTCCGGCGCGGTGAAGTTGTCAGCACGGCCTTGAAGCCAGTCGATTGCATCAATCCAGTCGCCGTTGGATTCGCTCACGTCAGAACGTCCGTCGCTGATGGTGAAATCCGGGCGCTTGTGATTGGTGATGCTGGAAAGCTGCCGGTCATGGTCCGTGATGCGGAATTTGTATGTCTGCTCGTCTTCGTAAGTATTATCCTTCCACTCGGAATAGGTTGATCCCTTGCCTTCTGTGTAATCCCCGATGCGTAGTTTTGGTTCCCTGCCTTGCCGCACGGAATCCAGCACCTCATCAAACAGCCCGGCTTGAATCATGTGGTTGCGTCGAGGTGTTTCGAGCGGATCACGACGCGATTCTTCCTCTAGTTTGGCGAGTTCGAGGTAGCGGGCGTCTTCTGCGGGGCTTGCTGACGAGAACAGACCTCCCGACTTAGGACGGCGAATCATCGTTTCCGAAATCCGGTAATCCTTGTTCCGTCCCTTGTTCTCCACAAATCCGAACCGCTTGTAGAAGTCTTTCAGTCTGTTGACGCTGGATGCTCCAAAGTCGATGGAAGGGGAAAGCACGATGGCTGCATTTTTGGAATCCGCGTAGTCGGTCAACTCCTGCATGAATTCCGAACCGAGTCCTTGTCCACGATCTGACTTTGGAACCTTGATCTGATGAAGCGTGATATTCCCCGTTCTCGCGTTCTCTGAAACGTAGTTCTCAACACCACGGGCCTCCCACTTGTCGCGGAATGGCTTCATCGTGTCCTCATAGTTGCTCGATGACGAGAACAACGCGGGTTTCGCCAGATCGTCCAACCGCTCCATTTCCTCCTTCGCTTCCGCGTAGGTGTCAAAGGTCCGGTCTTCCTTCATTCCGGTGCGCTCGTTGTAGGCGCGGACGATGTGCTGAACGTCGCCTTTGTTGGCTTCCGTGCGGTAGGTGTAGTCGTAGAGGTTGCGCGGCCATGAGGCGGAGGCTTGAAGCGTTGTCGCCGGTTTCTCTATCACCACCATGCGGGTGTTCACTCCGGTGGAACGGAATGCGCTCTTGAATGATCCTTCCGGCAGTTTCTCGCTGGTGCCGCCTTGGGCTTCGAGCCAGTCGCGGAATGCCTGGGCCTTCTTCGTGGACGAGAAGAACGGGCTTTCCGACATGATGGCGACGAGCTTGCCGCCGGGCTTGAGGAAGTCATAGGCGTGCTGGACGTGCTCCATGTCCTGCCCGTCTTCGAACGGTGGATTCATCAAAACCACGTCGTATCCGCTGGCGGCACCGCGCTTCTCGAAGCCTTGGAGTTCCGAAAGGTTGAAGTAGCCGATGACTTCGCCATCCTCTTTCTCCAACCGGACTCGCTCGCTGCCCATCTCACCCAGGCCGCGAAGGATGCCTTTCTTCCCGGTGGCGCGTTCCATGTAAATGTCGCCGTAGGTGAAACCGCGGGTTTTGGGGTCCATGTCCATGAAGTCCCGGCCAATCAGCAAGTGACCTTTGGCGGAAATGATGTCCCGGAGCGTGGATTGCGTTTCCGCCACGTCAACGATCGCGCCGGCCGCCTTGGCTGCATCCGCAATATCGGCTTTGCCGCCGGACGGCTCCAGAACGTGCTTGCCGCTCAAGTCGCCGGCGATGTCCAGCATGTCCTCGATGACGGTTTGCGGGGTGGGGAAGAATCCGGGGATGTTCTTGCCGATCAAGTCGCGCTCCATGGCTTTGATCGGGTCTGCCTTGGTTTTGTTGCCACGGAATTGCAGGAACTCACGGAGGGATGCGCGGAGTTGGGCGATGTCCCAGATTCCCATCGCGTGAAGGCGCTCGTGTGACTCGAACTTCCACTTGATGCCGTCCCACACGGGTTTTCCTTTCCAATCGCGGGTTTTCTTCGCCAGTTCCCGGACGTTTTCGATGTCGGATTCATGCGTGAGATACCCGCCGTTGCCGTTCTTCTTCGGATCGTAGAGGCGGATCTTGGCGACTCGCTCGGCAAGGAGTTTCGCTCCTGGAGTGGTGCGTCCGCGTTCCACCATTTCGAGCATGGAAGAATGGTCCATAAATGGGTAAGGCCATTCCGCTTTGTCCATCTGCTCAAGCGTAGGTGCCAATTCTGCGCGGGTTTGTTCTTCTCCGTAGGAGAGTCCTTCCGCCCTCATGGCGTCACGCTTTGCCGATTCGCTCAGGCTTTGCAAAGTCTCGACATGGGTCTTGGTGGAAACTCCGTCCAGATGTGTCGCTTCGCCGCTCTCGATGGCATTGGCGAGGTTGCGCATGGTTTCCGCCATGGCTTTCACTCCGCGGGCTGCTGCCTCGGCGTGAACGGCTTCTTTGGCGCGTTTCGGGGTGTTCTCCCTGCGGTCGCGGTTGAGCGATGTGTCGGCCGCCTGGTCCATCCGGTCTGCGGCAGCGGAAAGCCGTTCGGCGGCGGCGTTCTTCTTCTCCGCGCGGCGCTCCTGCACGGCTTCGGTTCGGTCCACTGTCTCGCCCTTGGTGATCGCTTGGAACTGCTCGGCGGTGGCGCGGTCCTTGAATTGGAATCCGGGAACGGCTCCGCCCACCCGATAGGACGAGTAGTAACCACCCAGCTTTTTCGCCGCGGCATTGAGGCTGTTATACACCTCGCGCTCCACCCGGTCGGCCAGCTTCACCACGAACAACGGCACGCCGGTCTTCGTGTGTTTGGTTTCGATGATCTCGGTGTCGGTGTCGGCCTTGACGCCGCGCACGGTCGCTTTCCGCTCCGCCTGTGCCTGCTCCTGCGCCTTGCGGTCGATCCCGCGAACGTTGTCATAGGCGGCGAGTTGTTCCGGGGTCAGGCGGGATTCACCGCGGGCCATGATCGCGTCATGGCGGGCGTAATCGCTCTTGATGGCCTTGAATGCGGCCACTTCCTCGCCGGTCAGTCCGGTGACTCCCTTGCGGTTCACGAACTGCTTCCACTCGTCCAGCGTCTCGGGGTTCTCCAGGGCCTTACTGCGGGCTGCCTTGGCGTCCCGGCGCTCTTGTGCCTGCTTCTGGATGATCTCGTCCGTCCACGTCGCCACGGCCTTGTCCATTGCCGCACGGCGGGAGTTCTCCATCGCTCCGGGTTTGCTCGCGCTCAGGACGCTTCCACCGTAGGAAAGCATCGATCCGGGGTTGAACTGCCCTTCCAAGGCGTGCATCGCGCTCCGAACCGCATCCGCCTTGTTGTCGGGCTTCCGCATCCCCTGGAACCTCTCCAGTTCCTTCATGGTCATCTTGGCGATTTCCTTGTGAATCGCTGGCTCGATCGCCTTGAAGGTTTCCCAGCCGGCCTTGATCTGGTCGGCGGTCACGTCGCCGTCCTGGATGTTGGTGAAGAACTTCCGCAGGCTCAGGAGGTCGGTGATCGGCTCAACGGTCGATTTCTTTGGAGCTAGGTCCGAAGGTTTGGATTCGAGGTCCGAAGGTTGCTCCGAAGGTTTGGCGGATTCCCTGTCTTTCCTCACCTGATCGGCCATCGCCAACAGGGATTCAGCTTCACGGATCGCGGCGGCTTTGTCCTCACTCGGGTTCTTTGCCTGCTCGGCGCGGGCTTGGCGAAGTCCTTCTTCGAGGGCTTTACGGGTCGGCGCTGGCTTGGCGGCTTCGGGTTTCTCCACTGGTGGCGTCTCTGCCGGGGTTTCTCCCTTGATGGCGGCAATCTCGGACTTCGCCTCGTCAATGAGACGCTGCCATTGATCCAAGCGGTATTGCGGTTCTTTCGCCGCACTCGGGCGGGTCAAGTCCAGTTCCAGTTTGCGAATCAGAGCTTCGCGCCGTGTGATCTTGCGCTTGGCCGTTTCCGGCTTGCTCATCAGGTCGGAGTAATCCGCCAAGGCCTTCTGTGCTGCTTCGAGGTTGCCTCCCAGCCAGCGACTCAGGGCCGCCCGTCCGCTTTCCCCGGTGGTCTTGCCGGCGGCTTCCTTGAGGGCCTTGTAAATGTCCTCGGATTCATAGGACGACCACTTCTGTTCGGTGCGACCGTAACCAACATCGACGGTGTTGCGAAACTCTTTCGCAAGATCGCGGCGGGCGTCCTCGATGGATTGCAAGGTCGCCTTGGCGGAGTTCTCGCGGGCTTCCGCGCCCATCTGTTCGCCGGTGATGTCGGCAAAGTGACTGATGCACTCGGATCCAACCAGCATCGTCCAGTTCTTCCCGCCGTGCTTGATGTGGTAGAAGTTCTTCACCGGCTGCTTGCCGCACCATTCGCAGTTGCCGATGACGGATCCGGTTGGGAACAGTGTCGGGGCGTGCTTCATGTCACGAAGTCCGCTGATGTCTTGAAGCGGTTTGCCGGATTCCGGGTCCGTCTGCCCGTTGAATGGCAGTGCTTCCCACTCGGGAATCCTGGTTCCCATGTGGATCTGGTTCGCGGCGACTGCCTGCTCGTAGGTCCGAATCGGACGATCCTTGAGGGATTCACTTTCCGCGATGATGGCTTTCGCCTGTTCCTTGGTGATCTTCGCCGCTGCTTCGGCCTGGGTGATCGCGGCGGGCGTCTCCTGCTCCACCGGGGCGGCGGGTTGAACTGTCAACGATTGGTTGTCAGTTGCCGGTGCATACAGCTTCGCCCAATCCACCTTCTCGGCGGCGCGGCCCTGCATCGCCTCCAGGATGCCCCACACCGCTTGGCTGATGGGTTGCAGTCCGATGGGTTCAAGGAACTTCGCCATGTCCTCCGGGGTCTTCACCTCGCCCTTCTCGATCACGCTTTGCAGGATCGGCATGAGCTTCGGCAGTCCGGTCGGCTTGATCGGCAGCGAGTATTGCGCGTTCGGGTCGGGACTCGCGGAACTGAAAAGCGCCTGTCCGGCTTCGACTCCCGCTTTCATGGAGGGGGTGATCTGAATGACCCATGCCGGGAAAATTCCGCCTGCGTCGTTTTCTCGCTTTGCCCGGAGAACGTCCACAATTTGCGTCACGAACTGGCTCAACCGTCCGGGGTCGTTGCCGGGAATGTCGTCGTAGGTGAGCGAGGTTTGCCCCCATTCGTCGTGAAACTCTTCCAAGTCCATGTCGCCGCGGATCAATCGCTTGGCGTCCTGACGGGCTTGTGAGAGTTCTTCACGGGTGAGCTTTCCGGTTCCCTCCTTGGGTTTGCCGATCTTGGAAAGTTGGACGACTCCGCCCCACTGCTTGACATACTTCCCGATCTCCTTGGGCAGCATGGTGTCGTAGAAGCCCTTCATGCCGGAGCCGCCGACTTTGAGGTCAACCCCTTCAAGTGATCCCATGCCGTTCCCGATGCTTCCGACGCCTTGCCGGATGCGTGCTGCAACGTCTTTCCCGACGGTGTCTTCGAGCTTCGCGTCGGTGGAATCTGTCTCCGTGATGATTTCGCCATCCTTGATGCCTTGGATTGTCCAGCCATCTTCAACAGATCCGCCGTAATTGAGAGAGTCAACTTGCCTCCCAAGATCAAACCTGTCGTTCTGCGTCTCTCCGACCGTCCAACCGATCCAGTCCTTGCCGGATGCCACGGCATCCCGAAGGGCGCGTTTGAATAGGGCGAGGGGCCATGTGGTGCGGAAGGGAGCGTCGGCTACTTTGCTGCTGTTCACGTCGCTGAATGCCTTCTGCACCGCCTGATTGCGGTCGCGGAACGATCCGACAAAGCTCTCGAAGCCATGCGACTGGTGGTAAAGCGCGTGCAGTCCTGATTCGGCCTCGCGGATCGCGTAGCCGGGGGGAAGTTCGCCTTCGGTCTGGGTGGCAGATTCGACATATCCGCTCTTGCGCCCCGCTTGGTGGCGGTCGCTCTGGATCTCCTCGATGAACAGCCCGCCGTCGCGCTCGTTCAAGCGCATGTGAGCGACGTAGTTCGGAACGTCGGGGAAGTGGCTGGAGGTGTAGGAATCGTTTCTTTCCGGCGACTCATACAGGGCGTCCATTTCGATGGCGACATCTCCAAACGCATCTTTCCAAAGTTGAAATTGCTTTTCTTTTGGGAGTGATAGGAAGTCCGCCTCCGCAATATCGTGATAATTTGCAACCTCATCAGCTTCCAAGGTTTCTTTAAACTTCCGACGTAATAGATCATTTTTGAATCTCTCCGTCTGAACTGGCATCGCCAGCACCACCTCGCGGTAGTTCTCACCGCCAGGGAGCGTGTATTGGGAGAACTTGGAATCTGGATGTCCTCCTTGGTCGGACAGTCGTTTCAACTCTTCCGCTTCCAATTTTGTCAGCTTGCCAGCATCCCGCTTGTCGAGAAGGTCGGACCATCTTTGGTTGTTGACTGGTGGATCAAGCGTCACCTCCTCGAACCTCACCGCGCCCTCATTGGCCAGCCACTCCAGCAACTCCGCCTTGTCCACTTTGCCGTCCTTGGCGAGTGACTGCGCGGCCTGCTCGATCCCGCTCCACTTGAACTCCTCCGCCTTGCTCCCGCCCTTGGCGATTGCGAGCACCTGACCCACCGGGGCCGACTTCGGCATCTTGGCTTCCAGCGTGCGGCTGAGTTGCGAGTAGAACGGGGGATTCTCACGGGAGGCGGAGGAGAACAGCGAACCTTGCCCGCCGCGGTTCTCTGGTTCTCCCATGAAGAGGCTTTGCTGCGTGATCTTGGGATTCAGGACCGGTGCCGGCTTCACGGCCTCTTTCAATGCCTGCTCGACTAGTGGCTTGTCCTTAGCTGCCAGGTTCTCGGCCGCCATGTCGAACGCCATCTTCTGTCCAAGCGCGGTTTCCGCTTCGAGTAACGTCTGCTCCTCCTCGGCGGTCAGCGTCTTGCCGGCGTTACGCTTTGCCGTCAGCGTCTTGTATGCGCCGAACGCGGACTTCGTGCCTTGGATCTTGAGAGCTTTGATTTCCTCGGTGGGCTTCTGGTTATCGCCAAACAGGTCGTCCATGCCGGAATCGCGGGACCGGCTGGCGGATGAAAACAACCCTTCGAGTTCCTTCAAGTCCTGCTCCTCTTGCGTCAGGACCGTTTCTGCGGGCTTTGAATCCCTCGCCGCGAACATATCGCCTTGCGCGGCATCCATCGCCGCCTGTGCCTCTTCCTTGGCCTTGCGTGCGGCTGCCACCTTGTCGCCATCCGTGGTCTTGTCGCCTGTCAGGTTGAATCCTCCATCATCGGCAAACAGTTCCTTCGCATTGGTGTTGCGAACGTCCATCTTGGAGACGGGGCGATTAACTCGCTGCCCTTGCTGCATCGCCATGATTTCGTCAGGAGAATAACCAAGGATGTTTTCCTTCTGCCGTTGCTCCAGATAGGCTTTGGATTCCTCCACGCTCATTCCCTTCGATGGGGCGGGGGCCGCATTGGGTTCTTTCCCCGGTGCGGCGGCGGCTTTCCCTTCCGGCGTGATGACTGGCGCTCCGGGATCACTGAATCGGTTCTCCTTGCGGATTTGCTCAACCCACTTGTCCCATTCCGCCACCGTCGCATCACCTTTCTCCACCATGTAGGCGAAGCGGCCGGATCCCTCTTGATCGCCGGGGCGGAGTCCGGGGGTGTGATACTGGCCTTTCTTGACGAAAAGAATGTCCTGCTCGCGGCGGTTGATGGCCGAATCAATGTCTTGGACGCTTACCGGCTGTCCTGCGGGCGCGGCTTTCTTTGCCTCGCGTGTCCTGCGGGCTTTGGCGGTGGTTTCCCGTTGCTTCTGTTCCGCTGCCTCACGGTCGGAGCGTTCCTGATTGAACTGGTCGGTCAACGGGTGCTTGCCGTTGGCGTTCCATGCTTCCAAGGCCGAATCTCTCGCTTGGCGAAGCTCGGCAAGCCTTGGGTCGGCTTTGAGGTTGTTGTATGCCCGGTAGCGGCTCGCCACGTTCATTCCGCCGCTCTGCTCGTCATAGAGCTTCCATGCCTCATCGGACGCTTCGGACGGGGTAAGAGGAAAGCGGATGTCGTTCCCCATGTCGTCTTGCAAGGCAACCCAATCGTTTCCGCCTTCGTTGTAGGGAATCGTTTTGAATCCGGGTGGAAGCGAAACGTCGGCTGCGGCTGCGGCTTCTTGCAATGCCTTCTCAAGCGGTGCCAGTTCTTGCACGGCGGCCTTGTAGTCGTCCGCGAGATTGGAATTGCGGGTTTGCCAGCCGCCTACTTCGTTCCCTCTCGGGGCGGCATCCTGCCCGCGTCCCGCTCCACCTTCCGGCGCTTCTCTTCCGCTCGGCACCTCTCCAGCAGGGCCATCTCCCAAATCCCCCTCCGGCTCAGGCCCGTATTGTTCGAGCAACTGCGCGTAGGTTTCGGGATCCGCTTCCTTGAGTTCATCCACCGAATCGTAACCTCGGGCAATCGCCGCGTCAACGATGGTCGAAATGATCGGTTCAAACTCGTCGGGCTGCTCCACATAGACGACATCGCCGCTGTCGAGAACCTGCCGTCCGAATCTCGCGCCGTCTTGGAGAACCACTTGCCCGCCCTTCTCAACGGACTGAACTTGGAATTCCTCGCCATCGATCGTGATCGTGGATCCTTCCACCAAATCACCGGCCTTGATTTCCTCGGTGCCAAAATCGAAGTCATTCGCCCGCTTGAATTCTTCGGCTTGGATCTCCGCATCGGTGCGTTCCCGGTTCGGGTTGCGCGGATCGTTCTCCTTGGAAATCTTGCCCTTCGCCACTTGGTCGAGTTCCGCCATGACGGCAATCATCGCCTCGTCATTGGTCACTTTGTCGCCAAGCAGTCCCGCCCAATCGTCCAAGTCGGTGTTCTCATTGTATTGGCTGAAAAGCATCCCGTGGAGTTCCTGCGCGACTTTGCCGTTGAAATCGGTGCCGAATGCGGTCTTGGGCAGGTAGGCATTGAATCCCGCCTTCTCCCACTTGTCCCACAACTCGCGTTGCGCCTGGGTCGCTCTGCCTTCTTCCATCCGGCCTTTGATGATCTTGAGCATCCCCGTTGGCGGGGCTTGGATCCTGCCGCCCATGATCTTGTCGATGGTCGCCAAGTCGCCGGAGCGCAACAAGCGGAATGCTTCCCGGCGGGCCGGGGTGTCTGTCACCCGGCTTTTCTTCGGAGAAGGTTTCTCCCCGGCGGGTTGGGAAGGTTTGGAGGAAAAGTCAATTCGAGCCATTTCGGCGCGTTTCAACGTCTCAGCCATGCCTCCACGAAGGAGCAACGTGCGGATGTCTTTCGTCGGGGAGTAAGGCGTGATCCATTGGGAACCGAGCTTTTGCTTGATATTGAATTCCCCGTTTCCAAGGTCCACAAGTCGGTAATCTTCCTCGTAAGGAAGTTCCTTGGCATACATGGCAATCCATTCGTCTCGATGCGTTTTCAGCCACTCGGGATTGAGTGAAGCGGCGTTGAGCGTCTTTGGAGTGTTCTCCCCGGCATCCGGTGCGCTGGCCTCCTCGGGCTTTGATTGTGCGGCGGCCTTGGATGCGGGGGAAAGTTCGTCGGGGGACTTGCGCAGCAACGTCCCCAAGCTGTCGGATCTCACCATCAATCGCCCTTTGGCATCCGGGGCGGCATCCGTGACCGTGCCGGTGTCTTTGGTGCCAAGGTGGGTGAAGCTGACCTTCTCACCGGTGCGATCCTTCGTTTCCGGTTTCGTTTCCGCAATATCTCCCAGAGTTTCTGGCTTTGCGGCTGGTTCTTTCGGTTTCGTTTCTGGCTTCGTGTCCCCCTTGCCGGTGATCTCCTTGTAGAACGCTTCGAGTTCGTCCAGGTGCTTCTTGGCGGATGGCGGAAGGTCTTTCAGGATCGACTTCAAGTAGTTGATCGCGGCCTGGATCATGTTCTTGAATGCGTCGGTCCAGCCTTTGCGGGCCATCTCGCGGACAAGCTCGTTGGTTTCGCCGTTGAGCTTCGCGTTGAGCGCCATCCGGAAAATCTCCGCGCCCTTCTGGCCGGGGCTGAGTGCCTGCCATTGCGGGCTTCCAGGTGTCGGATCGTAGATCGCTGCCGCGGCCTGATCCACTCCGGAACCCTCGCCGCCCATCTCGGCGTATTGGCCGGCGTTGAACTGGTTGAACCACACGGCGAACGGCGGCTTCTTGCCCTCGATGGCTTCCCACTCCTGCCGCTTCAATTCGACCTGCGCGAAATGCCCGACTTCGTGACTGATGGCGAGGTCGGTCAAAACCTCGATGGCCTTGGCTTCATCCCAGCCGTTCACCTTGATCTCGCGGGCGATGTCCTTCGGGGAAATGGTCAGGGTGCCGTCCAGGGACATCCAGGCGCCTCCGCTGGCCTGCTTGCCATCGGCAACCTTCACCTTGCCCTTGAGGCGGGCGACGGTGCTTTCCACCGCGGCTTGAACGGCCTTGGCTACTTTCACCGGGTTGGGTGCTTTGTCGGCGGTGGGTGGCTTGGCCGGTTTCTCTACTTCGGGGGCGGATTGACCAGTTGGCGCGGTGGGTTTTTCCCGAATGACTCGGATTGATTGATCCCCGCGAAGTCTTGCTGCTGATACACGATGGCCGCCATCAAGAACGCTGAATGTTCCTTGGTCGTTTGGCTTCGACGTTACGAGAATCGGAGGAAATTCCCCGCCACGTTCCGCATACTGCCTGAAAAGAGGATCGCGGACGGTGGAATCGTAGCGTTCACCTTCCATGTTTGCTGTGATCGCGCTGAGTGGAAGCGTTTCGGCAACGTATTCTTTCCCGTCCTTGATTCTGGTGCGTGGATCAACTCCACCCTCCTTTTCTGACGGTTTCAACATCAAGCGGGCTTGTTTTGCCGTGATCTGTTGTGGCTTGGCTACCTCCTCCGGCGCGGGCGCTCCTCCTCCTGGAGCCACGGTTCCGCCTTGTCCGGTTCCATCTCGAACAGGTTGACCCGGTGCTCCCGTTTCGGCGGGTGGGGATTGTGGATCTTGGGCAGGTGGTCGCGTTTCTTCTCGTCCTTGCGGGTATGGCTCATTGGATTGTGGTGCGGTTTCTTGGGATGATGGTGCGGCCGGCGCGGCAGTCAGTCCGAAGCGGGCGCGGATCTTCGTCAGCGACTTGTTGAATCGCCGTGCGTCAGGATTGGACGGATCAATCGGTTTCTCGGATTGTGCCAGGCGGGCTTCGAGGATGGCCGCGGTTGCGGTGTCGCCTCGATCGCGGGCCGCACTCAATGCGGTGGCGATGACCGGGAGATGGTCGATGGCTTCCACCGGGGCGGTGCCATCCATGATGATGTTCTCCCGCATCCAGAGGTCGTAATCCGCCGGCGGCATCGCGGCCACCTTCGCAGGATCGGTGGTGTCAACCACTTCGACCTGTTCGGGCGTGAGTGCTCCAGGAATGTCCTCGGGTGTTACTCGTCCATCTCGTCCCGGAGGCTTTCCAGCGTCGTCCCTTCCGGCAGGTGCTCCCGGATCATTTCCAGAAACTCCGGATCGTCCTGGTTGGCCTTGATCTCGTCCCGGCACATTTTGCGATGGATCTTTACCCAATCCTTCGGCATCTCGGCGGGCTTGCTGCTCTGCGGTGTAAGCGTCGTGTTGTTCATTGTTGCGTGCGTGGAAGGTCGATTGTGCGAAATCGACGGTTTTCTGATCGGTGGACTTGAGAGCCTTCTTGAGCCATGCGGAATACCATTTCTGATTCTTGGCTCCGTTTACCATGGCGCGAGCATCACGGGCGCTTTCAGCATCACCTCTTGCGGCAGCCTGGTCCATGAAGTTTTGAAACTGCTGCTCACTGGTGAACCGTGCCGGGGGTTTTGGTCCGCGTTGCTTGCCTGCTCCGCTCGGACCGGGTGGCGGCGGGGGCGCGGTTGCGCGTCCGGCGGCGGGCCCCGGGCGTGGTCCTGTCGATGATCCCGCGGTAGGTCCGGGGCGCGGGCCACGTCCTGCGGTCGGGCCTGGGGTTGGTCCTGCTCCCGGCGCGGGTCCAGTGCTCGGTCCAGGTGTCGGGCCTGGTGCTGGTCCCGCGGTCGGGCCTCCACCAGTCGGCGGCGGTGCACCTGGTCCAGGTGGCGGACTTCCCGGCGGCGGTGGCGGCGGGCCTCCCGGTGCGGTGGTTCCGGCCATGCTTGGCGCGGCCGGCGTCCCCTTGAGAGCTTCCTTCGCCTTGTTGATGCCTTTTCCGGCGAGTTTCACACCTCCCACGCTTCCACCCATCAGCGCCACGATCGCCAGCGTTTGCGGGCCGACTTCTTTCACTGACTTCTTGATGCCTCCAAGGCTCCAATCGGATTCGATCTGGTCGGGGTCCGCGCCTTGAAGAATCGCCTCGGCTTTCGCCTGTCCGGCTTTCTGCTGGATGTTGGTCGCCGTCTCGCCCGCGACTTCCACACCGGCGGCGCCGATCGCCGCACCCATCTTGAGTGCGAGCTTCTTCATGGCGTCCTTGCTGAACTTCTTCACCGTCGAAGATCCGAAGACGAACTTGCCGGCACCCATCATCACGGCGTTGCCGACTGCTTCCGGTCCAGCTTCCCAGAGACCGGTGTCCTGGGCAATCGGCAGAAGGATCGCGTAGGCTTCCGCCTTCTCGGCTTCATTCATCGGGCGGCCCTTGGTCCGCATCGCTTCTGCCTCGAAGTCCTTCCAAGTGTCTCGCATGAAGGATTGGCCTGCCATCCGGTATGCGGCATAGCCTGACGCCGCGGCTCCTGCCAATTCTTCCCCTGCGGTGCGACCAACGGCTGAACCGGCAGCAGTTCCTTTCGGTCCAAACACGGAACCCACTACGGATCCCGTCGCTGCACCAGCAGGACCGGTGACGTATTTGCCCACTGTGTATTTCCCCGTCACATAGGCCGCCAACGTCACCAAAGAGAAAGGCAGTGAGGGTCCGGCTTCCCGAAATGACTCACCCACCGACGAACTTTCGCCGGCGGCCTGGTTGATGGCGGTTTTACGCTCCATCTCCTGTTGGTATGCGTCCGCCTGTGCATAGCTCCGTTCCTCGGCGGGCGTGTATTGGTCCGGGCGTTTCGGTCCCGCCCATGCCGAACGGAATCGGGTCGGTGTGGTTTTCAGACCGGTCACTGCATCCACGATGGCGGAAACCGTGTCCGCCACGTCGAAGAATTCCTTCTCGGGGATCGGAATGACCTTGGCCTGCATCTTTTCCACCAAGGTTTCATCCATCCCAGGCTTCCATTCGTTCTCGTCCGCCCACTCGCGGAAGAACTGCGCCTTCACCTCGTTCTTCTCGAACTGGTTCTTCGCGGTGTTCCATTGGTGCTTGGTGTCCGCGTCCGATTTCGAAAGCCATTGGCCGAATGCCTGCGGCGTGCTCGGATCGGGAACCGCCATCGAAACTTTGTAGATGCCTTTCAGGAGGGACTCACCGGCCTGGACGGAAAGCGTTCCGTCACGAACCTTCTTGGCGATGTCGTCCGGTGTCGCCTGTAACATCCGCATGCGGTTGCGGAACATGTCGTCGTCCGGTGACGCTTGGCCGGCCTGGAAGACGCTGGCGACGTATTGGGCTTCCGCCACCGTGTCACGCTGGCCATCCGCGTCCCTGAGATAGATCGGTGCGCCGGTGGTGGCCGTGAAGTCCACCGCGCGGCGGAGTTCCCCACCCTTGTCGTATCCAACCGTGATGAACGGCAGTCCGTTCTTGTCTGTGGCGATCAGCCCGACGTTGCCGTTCTTGCCCTTGATGAACGTAAATCCATCGCCGGAGATGCCCACCGTGAGGCTGTCCGCATCCTTGATGCCAACGAAGGCGTTGCGGAATGCTTCCACCTTGGCCGGATCGTCCTGCGGGATCAGCGGGCGCGCGGCACTGCTGGGCGGACCCATCTCACCGTCTCTGGCTTGGGCGGCATCGAGCACCTCGGGCGCATAGACCAGGGGATAGGATGCCGCGGCTTCCTGCTCGGGGTTGAGAGTTCCGGTTTCCGCGGCAGCCATGGTGTCGGCGGCGCCGCCATCTTCTTCCGGCAGTCCTTGTTCGTGCCGGGTGCGATCGACTGTCAGCTTGTAGCCGTCCATCGTCGCCTGGGTGTCCGCCGCGTTGAGTGCTTCCTGCTGCGGCCGCAACTCGTCATACTTTTTCCGGGCCGTGACGTAGCGGGACTTCGCAGCTTCCAGGGCTTTTCCGTGGGTGGCTACTTCCAATTCCGTCGCCTCGGATTCCGTGCCCGTCTCCTTGTTGCGTTTGACCCATTGGACGATCGGCGTTCCTCCCTTGGTCAGCGGGGCGAACGTCTTGCGTTCGAACGTGAATCCCTTGTATTTCTCGCCGGTGTTGAACGCCTTGTATTCCCGGGAGGCTTCCTTGAACTCCTGATCCACGGCATGCCACCTAGGCGCGAACGTGAGCTTTTGCTGATCGATCTGCGCCTTGCGCATCATCACCTCCTGGCCGCGCATCTTGAACTCCTCCGTCTTTTTCAGGTCGGTGACTACCTTCTTGTCCTCGCCAAGCGGCACCCGGTCATAAAGGCCGGTGACTTCGTTCTTCACCCGGGAGTAAATCTCGCCGGTTTGCGGATCGGTCTTGGTCGGCAACGGTTGCACCGACTCCTGGCCGCGGTCGTTGCGATACTTCTGCATCATCGCGTCTGGCTCTTTGGGTGCCAGTTCTCCCTCCTTCAACATCGTCGGGAAATCATGCAGCTTGCCCACCTGGCCTTGCACCAGTTGCGGGGATCCGATCGGACCGGCATCGTATTTCAGGCTGCCGTCCGGGTGGCGAACCACGTCCGTCTTCCCGCTTTCCACGTCCACCGCGGTCTTCACGCCGGCGGCCGCGGCTTCCCGCACTGCGCGGCGCCGATCGGCTTCCGCAATGGCGGCCTGGCGCTTCTGCTCGCGTTCCTGCTCCTTGGCCATCGCCTCGGCTTCGCGTTCCTGATCCTCCGCGTTGCGCTGGTTCTGCTCCAACTGGTCGTCAATCATCCGCTGCCCGACTCGCTGCGCCCGCCAGTTGCTCGATGAACGGGCCAGAGTTTGCGCCCTCGGGTTCACCCCGGCGGTTCCCTGCCTCACTTTGTCGAGGTAGGATTGAACCTCGTCTTCCTGCGGACTCTTCCAGTTCTTGCGCGGTGCCATGGTGCGGACACTGCATGCCGATGCCCTTGGATTGAACGGGCGGGATGCCCCGTTACGGTTACAGCGGAATCACCGTCGCTCCCTTTTGTTGAAGGAAAACCGCATGGTCCCGACACAGCGGGATTCCCGATCCTCTCTGCCGGTGGGTCGCCGGCGACTCGCACGCTATCCATTTCGCCTGGATCATGTGATGGCACTTGCCGCGGGCGGCATGGTTGGCTTGGCCGGCGGGTGTCGGTGTCGTGGCTCTCATATTCGGGTTGGGGCGGAAAGTGGGGCCCTTTGGCATGTGCCGGACTCCGCCTAGGGCGGGTCGCCGGAACAATCGCGGGGCATTGGAGCCATGCCGGGACTTTCACCCGCCGGAGGTCGATTCCGTCGCTTTGAGCGTCATGGCATTGAGGAGTGCAGGCGTAATGGCCTTTATACGACAGCCGCGTTCTCGCAACTGACGGGAATCGAACCCGCGTTTCCTGCTCGACGGATTCCCTACCGTCTCCATCGCAGTTCTGCAAGATCATTCCTTCCATTCTTCCCCGTCGTCTGTCGGGCGCTGGATCACCTTGCCGAGTTCGTGTGCCGTGGTTACAGCCGCATCCATTTCCAGAAACTCGCGGGCGACTCCCTGCCTTGCATACCAGTTTCCAATCCCCATCGAAACCCTTGCCGTGCATCCGTCGTCTTGCACGTAGGTTCCGAGAATCTGCACCGAGTCGAAGTGTTCGCCAAGCTCACGGAGTATCCCGTTGACCTTTTCGGCAAGCATCTCTTCGTGAGTCATGGAGGCAGAGTAGGAGAATCCCGTCGAGACTCAATCAAAATGGAACGCCCCAAGCCGGGTAGCTTTCCCGCACTTGGGGCGTTTGCGAGCCGTCGCACGCGCTTTAGTGGTCCAGTCCTACGGGTTTCCGAAGCATCCGACAAGCAAAAAGCCCGCCACGCGGAACCTCAGTGTCCCAGGCGGCAGGCTTTGTGACGAGTGCCATGGATTCCAACTCTCGCCGTGTTGGGGTCGAATAGGCTGTGAAGCCCCGCTGTGGCCGGTCCTATGGCTGCCGGTGGTTCCGCCGCGGTGTCTATGAACCGAAGTCCGAAGTCGCCGGCAGTGTGCGGCATCCCGCGGGCCAGGTCAAGTTAGAGAATCCGTCGTCTCCAACCGTTGATGTCGTCCGGATCCTGCGCTGATTCCAGCCTGTCGGCCCGATACTCCGTCGCGCAATCCAGCGTCTCCCAGGCCATCGCGGTTCCCATAACGTCGTCATCGTGGCATCCGCCGGCCGCCTCCGCCCGCCCGCTTGGAGTGGTGATGAAAGACTTCAACTCCTCGATGACGTGCATGCACGGGATTTCCAGGTCGTAATTGCGGATGGCCGCGGCCAGGCCCTCGATGACGGAATTCCGATCCTGCTTGTCCATCAGGCGGAATCCGAACTGCTCCACCGTCTCCTTGGTCCTGTGACTCACCGGCCGGCGTTTGTAGAGCGGCACCCCGGAGGTCCGGAGTAAGCGGAGGATGTCGGTGGCCATGTTCATTTCGAGCACCGTGATGCACTTGCCGTAGTAGAATGAGAGCCTGGTTGCATCACCGGCTACCTCGTCACCGTCCGCATAGAACGGGGCTTTGCGCCTTGCCACCAGTTTCGCCGGCCGCCAGGCATTCAGGTGTTGATCGTGGTAGCCTCGCCTCCACACGGTTACGCTGTGCCGGTCGGGATCCGCGCCGATCGTCTGGGACTCGTCCGTTGCCGGGTCGATGCTCACCAGGTAGCGCAATCCTTCCTGCGGGTGCTCGTAAATCTCGATGTTGCCGGCGCCGTCCCGACTCAGGCGGAAATGGATGTGGTCGCCATGCTGGGCGTGCAGGGTGCCAAGTTCGCAGTGCTGGTTCTTCGCCCTGGCCGCCATCTCGTTGAGGATCGCCATGTCGAACCGCGGGGCCCCGGATGCTGACCAGCAGGAAACCTCGTCCTCGGGGTAGTAGTAGTCGAAGATGCGCGGATCCCCGTTGCACACGTTCTTGATCGTCTCCCGGCGCCAGGCGATTTGCTCCATGTCCCAGCCGTATTTCTGGATACCGTCGCGCTCCCGTTGGTCGAGCGTGGACTGGATGATTCCCCGCTCGTAATCGCTCACCGGTTTCTCCCGCCGGTGCTCCAGGAATTCCCACCAGGCCGCGAAGACCTTCACCCATTGCTCCTCGGGGCAAATCCCCTGATCGTGCATGGCGATGAACTCCTCCAGGGACACGGCTTCGCACCAGGTCTTGTAATGCCAGCCCATCGCGCCCTCGGGCGTGGATTCCGCGATCACAACCGTCCCGTCGCCCGAAAGGGAGGGAAGAACCGCGGTCATTGTCTTCTTGTCGTTCTTCGTCTGGGACTTCGGCCACTTGGAAACCTCCGAGAAATGGCCGGCCTGCCGGGTGCCTCCAACCCCTGCATCCGGGTTTTCCGCGGTGTCGATCGTCCAGGACGTGCCGTTGGTCCACTCCAGGACGTTGTTGGCCGTCGGAATCAACTTCACCTTCCAGGGGAACGAGTCGGACGTGGAATACTCCTTGAGCTTGTCCATCAGTTCCGACGAGTGCTGCTTTTTGTCGGAAATCGTGATCCCCTCGATGGGTTGGTTCATCCCGTGGTGGTAAACGACATGGCTGGCGAAGCTGGAGCATCCCGTCTGCCGGGGCTTCACCGCAATTAGGCGGATCTTCACGCCCATCGCCCTGAGCGTCTCATACGCCTCCGACATCCGCAGTTGCAGGATATTTGGAATCGGCTGCTCCTTGACGTTCTCCTTGTTGCGGATCGTGCAGTAGCAGGCGAAATGCACCGCGGGGCTCCGGATGGCCAGCAATTCGATTTCCTGTGGCGTCTTCCCTGCCAGCGTGTCCCGGAAGGCTTCAATCAGCGGATCAACCGTCATGCCGCGACTCTAGGCCGCCGGCTGGGCCTTTATACGGGCGGGATGGTCACTTCCTGCCGGAGAACCGGTTGAGCCCGCTCACGACCGTCTCCGCGCGTTTCTGGAGGGCTTCCAGCGTGTTGTCGCCAGTCTCGATGGTGACTTTCTCCGGTTCGTAATGGCCGGCGAGCTTGGCATCCTCGCTGGCCGCCCTGATTCGATCGACCTTTGATGCCTTCTTGTCCCGGGCGATTTCCGCCATGATCCGGCGCTTCTCGTCCCGGCTCATCAGCTTCTCTTTCGTCACCGGCGCCATCAGCTTTTCGATCCTTTGGATGATGTCCACCTTAGCGGCAAGCCTGGATCCGAGCTTGCGGGCTTCTCTGCGCGCGACATTGAACCCGGCATCGAGGTAAGCATCAGTGCTGCTTCTGCCGGCAGCCTTAGCCACGCAAAAGCGTTCGTGCCTTACGTTCAAGGGTTTAGGTTTTGCGGGCATGGGTGTTGGGTATCATGGGATGGGGTTGGGAGTCAATGGGGTTTTGGGGAGCGGATTGTGTAACGGAGCGGCGTTTGGCCTTTCGTTCTCGTTTCCGTTGGGCCGCGGCGATTCGGGCGAGGTCTTCGGGGGTTTTCTCACGGTTTGGGTCGTTGCGCTCGGCCGCGGCGGATCTTCCTCCGCCCATGCCATACATTGCGTATCCGGTAAGCATGGTTGCGATGGTGAGGAGTTGTAGAGGGCTCGGTTTCATGGCTGGAATTTCCCGGAGTATCGGTGGGGCCCCTGGTGGCCGGCGTGGAGCTTGCAGCCTCGGCCTGGCGGGCAGGCCATGCCGCGGTGATCGCACTGGACCGGTTGGGGCGGGATGACGACGATTCGCGCACTGGTTGGAATCCGGTAGCCAAGAGAGGCTTCCACGGATTTCAAGACTGCCGGCGTGATTTGGATGTTGGTGGGGTGATTCATGCTGTTTTGGTTCCAGCCAGGTAGCCTCTCAAATGAACCATAATCCATGTGAGTCCGACGGATTTTGAGGATTTGCCGCTTGTGGAGTGCATCGTGACCTGATTCAGCCGCTTGCCGATCCGCAGCGTCCATGCCCAAACTTTCCCCGTGGAGAAATTAGTGATGCGGATTCCCCACACGGGATCACCCTGTTTGCGGGGAAGATTCTGGATCTCGATTTCCGCAAGCTCGCGGATGCGGGCGGGCATCTCCGCATCGCGGCGGGCACGGTCGGCGGACCATCTGGCTTTATTGGCCCGCTTGGAACTCTCAGAAGTCCAAGAGGTTCCGCGAGCTTTGCGGATGCGTCGATACCTTGGCATGGTGGTTATAACTCCTTGTTCCACCAAAGAGGGATCGGACCTCTCCGGTGGTGTTTCGCGTCAGTCGAGGTTCAGCGATTGTTTCGCCACGGATCGCCACGCATCGGCCTGCTTTTGCTTGTTCGGATCGGCGGCGAAGTCTGCCCACGCGGGGAGCGGATCGCCGTTGAACGCGACGCCACCAACGGCTTCGCAATAGACCGAGTAGAGCAGATCGGCGTGTTCATCGAGGTTGGGCTGTTCTTTCGAGGTTTGGATGAGCGCCAGCAGCGCGTCGCCAATCGGTTCGCCGTAGCCCCATGAGCCAGGCGATCCCATCGCTCTCTCGACAGGGATTCCCTCAATCACCGATCCCAAGACGCTGATGAGCGCGGTGGTGTGATGATCCAGTTCAGGGTTGTTTTCGGCGGCGTGGTTGACGATGGCGTTGCGGAGGTCTCGTTGTTGTTGTGTTATCATATTTCGTTTGGTTTGGGGTGATTCGGAAGAGGTGGAACAAGACGCCGATCCCAACAGAGATGGCGTCCGAGTTCATTTAGGTAGCGGAGTCTTGCCCGCCATCTCTGTGGGATGGCTCAGCGTTCTGTGTATGAAATGGGAGCACGTCCTGCGCGAGACGAGCGGCGGCGATTTCGCAATAGCGTTCCTCCCGCTCAATCAGCACGGCACGCTTCCCGAGATTCTTCGCGGCGTGTCCTGTGGTGCCAGATCCCGCCCATGGGTCGAGGATGGTTTCCACGTTCCCCGCTTGCTGAATGCACCATTGCATCAGCCCCAGCGGCTTTTGCGTCGGATGCTGTGGGTTGCTGTCTGAGCGGCAGCGATGGTGCTTCGCTGGTCCTGGGATATTCGTGAAGGCGATTTCCGCGCTGCTTCGCGTTTCCAAGTGCTCCACATGCGGCTTTTGCCACATCAGGAACTTTTTGTGAGGCGGCAGCAGATTGCACAGGTAGTTCATCCCCCAGATGATTTGCAGGTTGGCCTTTTCCATTGCGGCGGCAATGGCTTCCCCGTCGATTTTTTCATCATCCCAGTTCCCTTTTCTTGCCATGCCGTATCGGCGCGTCGTCCTTGATCCGTCGAGTGCATTCATGCCATACGGAGGGTCGGTGAGCAGCAGGTCGAAGCGTTCCAGCATCGGCATGATTTCCCGACAGTCGCCGTGATAGATCGTCACGTATTCGTCGCGGTAGAACGGCACCGGCAACACAGAACAAGGCATCGCACCCAATGACTGCCCGGCGGCAGTTTGGGGCGAGGATGGAGCGTCAGGGCGGGCAGTCATGGGTGGATTTTGTCGTTCATCCAAAAATCCTGTTGCCCACTGGCCGCGTGGATTCGCTCCTTGCGGCGGCGTTGGCGATCTTTCGCGTCGTGCCGGTTGTGGCAGCGTTGGCATAGTGCGGCGAGGTTTAGGAGATTCGACGCTTCGGGGCGGTCATCGAAGACATGCGCCACCGTCAGCACCACTTTCGATCCTGTCACCGGATGCGGCTGGTAGTTCTCGCATCCGCACCACTCGCAATGATTCTTGGCGCGGTAGAAGCGCACGAAGCGACTCCGAAGTTTCCAGTCTTTCGGGTATCGGTGTTTATTTTCTGCGAGGATCGGCATCGGAGGTAATTCGGAAGAGGATGAACAAGGCGTGAGATGCGACGGCTATAAGCCGTCTTGTTGAGGCGGAGCGCAGCGATGCCGCGCATCCACATCGGCGTTCGGCTGACGAATGCGGAGATACCATGTCTCAGGTGTCCAGACGTGTCCGCAGTCGGTGCAACGGTCCATGTGCTGGAACTCGGCTCCTGCCCGTTCGCGCCCGTGTTTCCCGCATTCGGGGCAGTGTCTTCCGGCTGGCCACCAGTCAATGATCCAGCCCGATTCGGCAGTGATCTTTTCCGTGATCGACGCAAGCCGAACAAGACGCAGCACAGAACCGCTGACCGCGGCGTTGTCCTGCGTGCTAGCAATGTCTGATTCCGCTGTCATCGGTCCGTGTGCTCTGCGTTCGGCTCAAAGAATCCGCAGTCCTTTCCGCTATCCAACCAGATTGGCTGGCGCTCTTCGCGGAGCATCACGCAGGCGGGGGCTTTCCATTCCGGCAGTGGGTGCAGGCAGCGGCCCGAGACAGACGGGCGTGGGAGTCCGTTGAAGTCGGCGTGCTTGCAGTCGCCACAGGTGCCGCAGACGCGGGGAGATTCATCGTTCCTCCAGATGAGCTTGGCGAGAGCGTCGCACAATTCCCCGGTGTCTTTTGTGTCGAGATAGGCGACTTGACCGTTTGAGTGATGGATCGCCAGCCCAGCCGCCTCGTTGATGAAGTTGGCGCTCAGTGGCGTAGTGGGCAAAGCCGAACAAGACGTGGCTGCGGCAACCGGCGTTTCGCTTTCCAATTTCTTACTCATGATCGTTCCTTTCGCTGCCGGTGGCAGCACTTGTTTCGTTCGGGGGACAAAGTTTCACGCCCTCCAACGGGCATTTCAGAAGCGTTTCCTTGGCGCGGTCGCCATAGCCGATCAGCACGCTGGGAGAGGTTGCGCACGATCCGCCGCCCGTCCGCTGGAACTTTCCGCCCCGCGTGTCGTGGAAGCGGACGCGCCCCGATAGGAAGAGCATGGCGGCAGCGGTCTTGCTGACGGACTGAAACCACTTGGTATCCGAGCGAGCGAACACAAGCGCGATGCCGTCGCCGTGGAGCGCAAGTCGCTCCATCCATTCCGCGATTTGCGAGCCGTAGGGCGGATTTAGCCACACATGCCCGGACCATTCGCGGGTGAGTCCATCGTCCAGCACCGTGAAGCCCCTAGCGGCGGTTTCCCACGGCTGGTGCAGCGACATGCACGGGTCGAGATCGAACGGCCCGAGAGCGTCGAGGATGTGGCGCGGCGTGATCCAGTCGTGGGTCTGCGCCGTCGTCCGCTCATGCCCGTGGAAGCCGCCCGAACAAGGCAGCGCATGGAACGCCGGGGAAGTCGGTTCTTGAATCATAGTCTTGGGGTCGGCGTCCATGGCTTTAGGCGTTCTCCTCAATATCCTCCGTGGGCAGAAGTGCCCGCGCATCGCAGGTTATGTCGTGAGCTTCCACCTTCCAGTCCCGTGGATCGCGGACTTTCAGGTCGCGAATACTCACGACCTCATGGTCGCTGATATCGATCCGGTCGCTGTAATGGTCCCATGAGTCTTCCCAGTCTTCGACGTGCTTCAGCGCATCTGCTTCGGAGGCGGCGAAGATGACGGCGTTGCGGCGGATCAAGACGCTCACCTCGAAAAGCCGAGGAGAACAAGCCGTGTCTGGCGACCCGGCCTCGTCTCTTGTTGGTTCGGAGATTTGGCCCTCCGCTGGCACTGATTGGTTTTGCATAGATTTTAGGTGTTACGCTGGCCGGATCGCCAGCACTTAGACGTTGTGTGAAGAATATCCTCGAAGTAGTTTCCCCATGGCTTGGGCGATTGTGAGCGAGTCGAGCACGTAGATGGTCCACTCTTCGCGCTCCGCCCTCATCCTTTCGCGTCGATATACAGCCTCTTCGCGAATGAATTCGGACGGCAGCGCGGTTGCATACTCGAACTCCATCACTGGGCGGTCCGCGCACACTTTCCAATATGGCTGACCGGGATCAGGGCGGCGTTGTCCATCGGCAAGCCCTCCGATGAAGAGCACACAACAAAACGTGAGACGCAATCCGCTATCAGCGGCATTGTCAGCTTTTGGGGAATCAGACATCTTCGGGCTTCGTTGGGGTTTTCTCGTCGGCGGATGCGTCCACATCGGCGTTCGGAAGATCAACCAGCTCCACCTCGACGGTGCGGCATTCCTCTTCGGATTCGGCCATAGAGCAGATTGCTTGCATCGCATGCCACTGATCCACGTCCGTCCATTGCGCGATTTTCCCGCAGCCGTGGCGTTCTAGGCTGACCCACACGATTTTGCTGCCGGGATAGCAGAATCGGGTTCCAAGCGGAAGATCGAAAAACTTCCGAACAAGGCGTGGCTGGAGCAACGCGGCTCCGGTGTGAGTTTGATTTTGCATGGTAGTTACTGAGTTTTGGGAGTTATCGGCGTAGCGCTCTCGCCGCGTGCCAGCACATCGACGTCCGCGGGAATCAGGCTGACCAGGAACTTCCCGCGGGTCATTTCTCCGCGGAGCGAGTCCACGGCCTCCAGCTTGTCAGGCAGCAGGGAACAGGTGACGACGGTTGCAGTGCGACCGGTGCTCGGTTTGACTCCGGCTCCGGGGCGTTTCCCCCCGCGGGTGGTCTTGGGCTTAGTCATGGCGTTGGGTGATTCGGACTTTTTGGACCAGGTTCCAGTTGATCGGGGTGCCGGCCGGCGCCAGTTTGGTCCACACTTTTTCGAGTTCGGATTGAGTCGGCGCAATGATGGCACAGCGATAGCCGTTGTGGTCGATGACGGTTGACCATTTGAATTCAGACGGATCGTGTTTCTTCGGTTGTTTTTTGGCGATTGGCATGGGTTCAGAGGGTTGAGAGTTGCTGGTTGAGGACGAAGGAGAGCAACGCCAGGACGGCGAGCACTCCGATCAGGATGGCGGCGACGTATTTCATCGGAGGAGTAGTTTGGCGAAGAGCCAGGCGAATGCCGGGGCCATGACGATTGCCGCGGCAACGATGCCCATCGGGGTAATGCGGGGGTTCCTTGCCGGTTGTGGGGCCGGGTAGGCCAGCGATGCTAGGCGGATGTCGTTGAGGATCTGCCGGCGTGATTTCCGGGCTTGCCGGATGTCGAATGGGTCTTGGTTCATATTCGTTTGGTTTGGGGTGAGGGTTAGCGGGTTTGGTAGTCCATTTCCTCAGTGCGCGTTACGCTGATGTCGGACGGTTTTGCATCATATCCGCGCTGTTGCAGGTTAGCGGCGACGATGCGGGCTGCACCACGGTTGGTCGGGGTCTTGGCCGAACGTGGGCGGATGACGGAAACCTGCCCTTCCTCGTTGCGTGTTCCGGCGGTGTAGTTGATTGTGAGGTATGTTTTCATGGTCTTTTTTTTGTTTGGGGTGGGCCTCATTGCCTGCCGATGGAAAACGGATAGCGGTTCCGTTATTAACCGTCAAATGAATTCGTTATTATTTTTAGAGTGCCGGTTTCGAGGGTGTTTTTCCCGTCTCTTCCGGGTGCAGGATTTGCCGCTCGACGGCTTGCGCTTGGGCGAGCGTGCATGGAACGACGAAGAGAACGAATCTGGCAATGTCGCCGGGATACGTGTCCCGCGCCACCACGACGAAGCAGGAGAGGCTTGGGCTTGCGTCCAGCACTTTGCCAAGCTCCGCGCTCTGTGACTCGTCCAGAACAATCCTCGTCGCCGTGGGGTGCCGTAGCGGGTCAATCAGTGGTCCCATTGCCATCTTCGGGCGGATCCTCGGGTTCGGGGTTCGGTTTGTCGTGCTTCTTGCCGAATATCCGGTCGTAGCCGGATCGGTAGGCTTCGCCATCCACTGCGCGGGGGCAATCCCCCTTGCCCGCTCCTTCTTGTGCCATGTGCATGTTTCTCATTGGTCTGTTTCTGGTTTGGGGATTCCGGCCCGCATCTTGGCGAGCATCGGGATTACAACCGTCTCGTAGAGGTATTCACGACAGGCGGCAACGTGGCGACATTCTACACGCCCGGTCAATGGGTAGGGAATGAACGTGCCGTGACGCTTCCAGTTCGGATTTGCTCGGCATGAAAAGTCATGGCAGGAACAGCTTCCGAGTCCTCCCCGGTCGGTCATATCGACCAAATACCATCCAATGTCGGCGGATCTGGATTCCACACGGTAGCGGAAAGCCGCTCCGACATCCTCGCTGACGTTGGGCATCTCCATCATTGCCCGTTGCTCCTTGGCTTTGGCTTCTTGGGTCATGGCTTCGTTTTTCGTTGTTTTAGCGGGTAGTGGAAGCGCCACTTGGAAACACGGGGGATTCGTGTAACGTCGGCATCGGGGGGCATGTTCCCTTTGCGCCCATACTTCTTGCCCGTGCGGGCGTCCACGTAGTCGCAGCGCGGGCTTTTCCGCTCGTCGTCGGTCATCCCGTCATGCCGCCAGTTCGCGGCCTTGTAGATCGTCCCGGCGTGTCCTGCGGACGGGTCCGCGTAGCTCAAAAGGTGTTCAACGTCCCGGTGCGTCCGTTGGATGTAGCGGATGCTTTGGCCGATCAACCACGTTTCCGCGTTGCGGGGGATTTCGTCCAGTAGGTAAAGGCGGGCGAGTTCCCATGTCTTGCCGCCATACCGCTTGTCAGCTTCCCGTGGCGGGGCTGAGTAGATGATGCACCCCACCGGTTCGCCATTGGTTAGCATCATCAGGCACAGGAGCACTATTGCGGGACGTTTCCCAAGGTAATGACGGCAAATGAAGTCGTCTACGTTGGCGACGGAGCACGGCTGAATTTTGGAAATAGACCGCCACGATGAATCAAACTTCTCGGAAGTTGGTAATTCGGCAGAGAGTCCGGGAAGGTTTCCGTTCATGGCTTTGAAAACATGGTCGCCATCGCTTCGAGTTCGTCCGCGATCTCGGAAAGCAGTTTCATCTTTACACACGGCCAGCCTTCGGGAACGTGGTCGATCTCCAATATGCGGATTTCCCCCACCAGTTCCTTCCAGCGGGGCTTTGGCGGTGGCTTTGGGACTCTCTCCCGCTTCTTGCGCTCCTCGCCTTCCACCGGTGCCTTGCGTGCGATCGGCGGGCCCTTCTGGCTGCCGGCCTCGATCTCCTCGGGACTCACCCAGACAATACCCCAATCGTCTCGAAGGGGTTTGACCTTGGCCATCCCCTGCCAACGTTCAATCAAAGTGCCGGAGGCGCGGAGCTTGCGTCCTTCACGTCGATAGGAAATGAGCGGGGCGGTTTTCATGGCTCGATCAGGTATTCGCACTCAAAGGCGATGATGGCAGGCGGCGAAATCATGGAAACCATTTCAGTCCGTGGCGCGGTTCTCCGCAGGCAGGTTTCGCATCCTTCACGCCAGCCTTCTTCTTCGCTGCCGGAGCCGTCGCAGCGGGCTACGTCGTTGGGGAGTGTGGTCATGGCGGTGGATCAGAACGGAATAATCGAGTCCGGATCTTCGTCCAGTGCGTCGTTGGTAGCTGCAAGCGGTGGTGCCTGCTGGCGCTGGCGCTGCGGTGGCGCGGCTTTGGTGGTCTCGCCTTTCTGTGATCCCGGAACAATCGTTCCGTCGCCTATGAACGGGGTTTCCTCGCCGCGGCGGTCCTTGCCCAAGTCCTGCTTGATCCCACCGTTCTTGCCATACTGGTTGGGTTCGTCGTCATAGAAGTAAGTGAGGTCGGCATAGGTGCCTTGCTTGCCTTTGAAAAAGGCTGTCTTGTCGAGCTTGGTGACATCGATCTTGAGTCGAATGATCTGTTTCATGTTGTTTGTTGGTTCTGGAGAGTTTCAATCTTGGCACGGCATGCCTGGATGCAGGCCGTGTGCTCGGCTTCGAGGGCTTCATCCTCCGCCTCGTCCGGGGACTTCCAGTTCTTGCGGCGGGCCGCCTGGATCGTCTCGATGCAGGCAAGGAGTTGGTCGATTTGTTCGGCAATCATGGGTTTAGTACTTCTTCACAGGTTTGGATGAACTCGGCTGCAACTTGCGGGACGATGGCGTTTCCCGCGCCACGGAGCAAAGGAGGGCGGATACTCCTGCGTCGTGCCAAGCCTGACACCACGTATTGCCCATCATTAGCCAAAGGGAAAAGGCCGGGTTCAACTGGAATTTGCCGGAGCTTTCCGTCTCGGCATTGGATGAGGGTTCCAGCCCACTCGTTTGAGCGGTCAAGGTGTCCGCTACTCCCCTGCTGTGTCTCATTCCGCAGCACTCCGCATCCTCCGCCCGTGCTGTCGCCCAGCCCGCCGGAGTCATTCCCGCTACAAGACCGCCCATCAGCATCTCGCCCTTCCTCGCTCCGCCTCTGCTCGTCTGCCCGCCGGTCATCGTGTTCGGAGTTGGCCATAGCTCGCACAGGTGCGCAACCCTCGGCAGTTGATCCAGCCGCGTGCGTGTCGAGCCGTCCGGGTTGGTTCCCGTCTCCGACATCCCCGGCGTATCCTTCCAGTCCCGCGCCGAAGCCGTTGGCCAGCCGGCCATGATTCCCTCCACGCTCTGCGGAGTCAGGCGTTGCCGTTTCCCGCCGTGATCGTTCCCGCGGTTCTCGCTCATGTTTGGTGCCTGCGTCACTTGTGGAGTTGGCCATGGGGCCATCGAGGCTGCATCGTTCAAGGTCGTTCCGGTGTGTGCTCCGCGCGCCTTCCTTGCCTCGTCGCTCTCCGGTCCCCTGCATGAGTCCGTCTGCACTGGCGTGGGCCATCCAGTAAAGTCGCTGGCGCTGATGCGGCGCACCGACGCTGAATGCGCCCAATACAGCCGCCCCGACCGTGTAGCCTTCCGACTCCATTTCTGTTGATACAACATCGAGCCAGTCGAATCCAATCGCTGCCGCAACCTGTTCCCCAAAGACTCGCTCAGGGCGTTTGACTTGGACAAGGCGACGGAACACAGGCCAGAGGTTGCGTTCATCTGCCGCGCCTTCCTGCTTTCCGCTGGCGGAATAGGGTTGGCAGGGCAAAGAGGCTGTCCAAACAGGTCGAGACTCAGGCCAGCCGGCGAGTTTGAGAGCAAGGGGCCAGAGTCCAATTCCGGCGAAGAAGTGGCATTGTGTGAATCCGTCGAGTTCATGGGGTTGTATTTCGGTGATGGAACGATCATCGACCACACCGGCCGGGATCAGGTTGCGGGCGATCAACTCACGCAGCCATGCGGCGGCATGCGGATCGTATTCGTTGTAGTAGTTCACAGAAATGCCTCCTCGTCTTCGAATCGGCCAGCGGGCCTGGCCGGTTCTTCTGGTTCCACTTCGCGGGCGGAGCTTTCAAAGCGGGTCCGGTGCGCGATGTAGGTCAGTGGCACGATCCCGGTTTCGCCGCCGCGGTTCTTGGCAATGTGCATCTCGGCTTGGCCAGCGACGAGCATCTTCTTTTCCTTGGTATCGGCATAGAGTTCTTCCCGGTAGAGCAAACCCACGATGTCGGCGTCTTGCTCCAGGCTGCCGGATTCCCGCAAGTCAGCGATCCTTGGTTTGCCGATGGCTTTCCCCGTCCGGTTCTCGCCGGCACGGTTTAACTGTGCCAAGAGGATGATCGGGATGTTCAACTCCTTCGCCAGTACCTTGATGCCGGCGGAAACCTCCGATACTTCGCGCTCCCGCGAGTTCATCGCCTGCTTCGAGGTTGATTTGATGAGTTGAACGTAATCGATCGCCAGCATTTGAATCCCATGGTTGCGGTGCCAGCGGCGGGCCTTGGCGCGAAGTTGACCAATCGGGATGGCTCCGGTGTCGTCAATCCACAACGGGGAATCTGCGATGGCGCGGGCTGCAGTTCCGAACGATGTCCGTTCTTCCGGTGTCATCTGGTAGCCTTTTTCCAGTGCCAGCCACGACAACCCTGCGCGTGCGGCGATCGTCCGTTGCAAAATCTGGGTTTTCGGCATCTCGATTGAGAACACTCCGCACGGGATTCCCTGATCCACGGCGAGGCTTTCCACCACGTTCATCATCCAAGATGTTTTCCCCACTCCCGGGCGGGCCGCCACCACGAACACCTCGCCGGGTTGGAGGTCGGCACCCATGCGATCGATGTCATGGAATCCCGTCGAGATTCCCGGCAGCTTCACCTTGCCCTTCTGCGCGTCGTTCACGGCCTTGACGATGGCTGCCACGGTATCCGGGGTGCTTTGCCCTTCCGTCATGCCACGGGACTGCCGGATGGCGAGAAACCGGCCTTCCAGCGTGTCTAGGAGTTCATCCACTTCCTCCGGTGCGTCGTAGGCCGATTGAATCGCTTCGTTTGAGAACTGGATGACGGATCGGAGGATGAACTTCGCTTCCACCAGTTTCGCGTGATGGGAGAAATGTCCGGTGGTCACGGCATATCCGTAAATATCGGTCACTGCGGCGGGTCCACCCACCCGGTCGAGATTGCCGCGGTCGAGGAGTTTTTGAACCAGGGAAATCAGTTCCACCTCTTTCCCGCTTTCGTGGGTGTCAAGGATCTCGGTGAAGAGTGTCGAGTGTGCCGGAAGGTAGAAATGCTCTGCCGTGATTCCGTGTTCGATCGCGGCCGGGATCATTTCCTCCGGGTATTGGAGCAGGCAGGAAAGCAGGCTTTTTTCCGGTCCCATCGCATACGGGAGGGAACGGGTCACGTCGTCTTGGTCAAGGGCGTGAAGGGCGACAGCATTCGACATGGTGGGTGTTCATCAAAAGGTCAGGGTGTTTCCCTCCCGTCTCCGGCCTCACCCCGGTTAAAGGTCTGGACGGAAACGGAAGGGGATTTTCTCGGGTCTGCCACTCGGCAGGCCGTGAAGGTGGTTATGTCCATGGCAGTTCGGTTTCAACGACTGCCTGGACGGGTTGAGGTTTGGCTTTGGGAACCGATGCGCTGGCGGGTGTTCCCATTCTTACTATTTCCGCGCTGCGATCTGACGGGGCGAGGAATGAGAGCAAATCCGGGGTCGGAGTGCGACAACCTTTTGGCGTGTGCCACGGAACCCATTGGCCTTTCTCAAGTGCGGTGTCGCGGGAGATGCTTTCGCGGGATGTCGGATCCTTGCTTTCGGCGTAAATGTCAACGAAGCGTTGCCAAACTTCCCATTCGTCGTTCACTGGCAAGGCTACTGTGAAAGCGGGCCAAGATGCCGTTGCCGTCTCGCGTTTCGTGAAGTGGATCAGGACGAAGCAGGGGACTCCGAACTTGGAACGGGAAAGCATGTGCGAAACCTGTCGCGGCTTGATAAACTTCTTGTCGAGCGGGAATGAAGGATCTCCGCAAACCTTGGCTTCGATGTTGAATTGCCGTCCACCCATAAGACAACCCTCAAAGTCCGGGAGAGAGGGAACGAGTAGCGTCCGGCTTCCGCCATTGCTCTTGTCCGCGACTACCATGCCTTGAACGCCGTAGCGTCCCATCGTGAGTAGTCCGTTGCTTTCCTCCCGCTTTGCAGCGGTCATCAGCAGCGTTTCAAAATCCTTTCCTTTGAGGGTTGAAGGGGTCATGGGAAATTGGTGGTCCGGGGACCGCACGGAACCGCTCCGCGCTGCCGCCCCCGGACACTGGTTGGGGAATGGGGTTAGAGCTTCAACCCGTCCGCGGTGGGTTCAATCACCGGTGAGGTTGGATCGTAGCTGTGAGGATATGGATTCGGGCATGCTCCGGGTTCCATCTCGTTGATCGCCTTGAGGTCCATGCCAAGCCACATGATCGCTTCTTGGATCTTGGTGACGGCAATGGAACGCTCGCGGCTGTATCTCGCTCCGGATTGCGGAACGATTCCTTTTGACGGTTGATCGGTGTGATCCATCGCCTTCTTGATTTTCTGCAACGTCCCATCGAGGTCTTTGCGGAATTCCTTAGTGTCGGCAATGGATGATTCAAGATATTGGTTCATGGCTTGTCGGGTTAGTTGCCTCCGGTGCCGTCGAGGTCGAGCTTGCCAAGGTCCGCCACCGCTTGCAATCCGGCTTTGGCTTCATCGAAGTTGAGCAACTGTTGGCTGCGTTCGCCGGAAATGTAGCGACTGATTTCAAAGATTGCCTCCTCAATGGTAGCAACTTGTGATTCCGTAAGGTCAACCGATCCGCTTTCACCGTCCTGCGGCTTGTCGATGCGGACCCATGGAGTCGTAATCTTCGGGGGTTTTCCTGCGGCCATTTCAACGGCTTTTGCCAGCTTGAATTGAACTGAACGGGTCCCATATTTGGTGTAGCGAAGGGCCAGCTTGAATACGTCCATGCCGACAGCATATTTAGCGGGCCATTCCATGATCGCACATGCAATTTTAGGCAGGGCTGCGAACTTCTCCGAGAGTTCCGGCAAAGGAGCCTCTGGGCATTCTTCTGACTTCTTCGAGGCTCCATCGGAGTTCTCATTTACGGTGTAGGAGAAGACAACGAGGTCTTCTTTGATGGTGAGTGAGTTGATACGCATGTGCTTTGTTTTCTATTGGTTTGGTTGTTGGTTTCGGGAGAGTCATGCCCAAGCGGGCTTTGGGAGTTTGTGGATTCCGGTGAGGGCGAACGGCCAGCGGTCTTCCTCCAAGCACCTCTTGTAGAGAGTCAGGACTTTTTCGAGTTTTTCCATGCCGGATTCAACGAACTCTTCCGGGGTATAAATCAGGTTGAAGAACGGCGCTTTTTTCTCAACCACGATCCAGGTCCAGAGTGGAGGCTTTTCCAGATTGTTGACCACTGAGAACAGCGAGGAATACCAGGCGTGCTGGAGGTCGTAATGGCGGTTCGCTACCACCCGGCCGAACTCCCGCGGCGATGCGTCCGCGGCTGTCTTCAAGTCGCCTATGGATGGATCTCCCCACTCTTCGCCGTGAAGGTCGATCAGGCATTTACACTCCACTCCCATCAGGTTCCCAAACACCGGAGTTTCCCGGTGAGGAAGGCAGCGGAACAGATTGGCGGCATCCGGGTTGGCGGCGATCGCTTCGGCCATCCGGGGAATTGCGTTCGCGTCATCTTCCTTGAGGATCGGCAACGTCTGCTGCGCCTTCCATAGCTTGCCCTCGTTGCTGGCGAACGTCATGCCCTTCGGCTTGATCGCGTAAAGGTCGGAGAATGATTTCCCCTCCAAGATAAGGGCATGGGCGATAGAACCGACCCGCATAGCGTCAGTCTCTTCTTTTTCTTCGTCTTCGCCTGCCTTGAAATGTGCGGGAGAATCTAGAAGCAATTTCGCCATGCTGAAATTCAAAGCGGGCGCTTTTCGATATTCTTCGACTGTCATTTGATTCGGTTTTTTGAGTATGGTGTGTAAATGGCTTGATGCGGAGTGAATCCACGTTTTAGGCGTTTCGCTAAAAGACGTTTGGGAAGACCATATTCGATTTCCCAATCTCTTTGTCTTTTGGTAACTCCTTCAAACGTGAGGTAAAGCGTGTTCCTTTTGTTTCCTGCCTGATCCGGCAAGGGTATCCATCTGCAATTCGATGGTTCATAATTTCCGTTCACATCGTCCCTCTCGATGGACATGCCGTTTGGACATTCGCCCATATCACGGAGAAAGTTTTCGAAGATGCTCCATTCAGGGCAAACCGATATTCCTCTCTTCCCATAATTCTTAAATGAAGGGAGCTTTGGATTCTCACAGCGTTTTCTCATTTCTATCCAAGCAACGTAAGTTTTCGTCTTGGAGCGGCCATGGGTTCGCCTCGCTTTACCGCAAAGCATTGGCTTATCACAGCCACAGCTTCCACCTTCTCCAATTTCAAAACTGTATCGGTCAACCTCATTGATTGCACCGCATTGGCATTTACAAATCACCTTGGCTTTTCCGTTTTCGCCCCTCACATGAGAGATAACAGTCCTTTTACCAAATTTGGTCCCAATTTCTGATGTGGTGATTTTAGCCTTGGCGGTCATCACTTGGCTTTCCCTTCTACTTTGAGTTTCGCGCGGAGCTTGTCCATCACCTCGTTGAACCTGGCGGACGGGATATCGGTTAGCGATTCCACGCGCAGCCAGTTGAGCATTCCGGAAAGCACGTTGTCGCGGGTTTCTCCGAACTTGTCGAGCAGGGTCGAGACTTCGGAAACCTCATGCTCGTTGAAGAGGGATGTTCCTCCGCCGGCTTCGCAATCGTCGTCTTCGCTGGTCACTACGATGTCCAGTGCATTGCACAGACAGTAGCGTTTCGCGTAGGTGTTGGATGATGCCTGTGCTTGCGCGAGACTTGTCACGTTGCGGCCGTCGCTGGTTTTGATCGGTCCATCCTTCGGCATGGCGAACGGGCTTTCCAACGTGTGCCCTCCGACATGGGAGATACGGCAAACGATGGTCAGGGTGTCCGTGGTTTCCGACTGGCTGAATGAAACGGAAAGTCCGTTCTTCTGGAGGATCGGGCGGGCGAGTCGCATGATGTCGTCATAACTCGCATAGTTGTATTTCCCCTTGGATTCCGCCCGCCATTTGTAAACGGCCGGCATCTCGCCTTGGAAGGATGCCAGGGCCTTGTTGAATTGCTTTTCGGCTTCGATGGCTTCGATGCGGAGCTTCATGTCAAGAAGGTGCTGCATCTTGTCCACGTCGATGTCCTTGAGCATGTCGGCGGTGATGATGCCGAACAAGAGCGGGGCGGGTTCGGCCGGGGCTGCTAGCGGCATCGCCGGAGGTGTCGGCATCAACTCACGTTTCTTCCCGCGGGCGGGTTTGACTTCGGTGGCGATCAATTCGGCTTGTGCTGCGGTTGGTTTCATATTCGTGTTGGTTGGATTCCCCGCCACCACCGCTCGATCTCCCCCCCGGGAAAGGAACGGATGGCGGCAAGGGAAAGGGGTTACAGGGTGCCGGCTTGGGTTTCGATCCACTTGGCGAAACTGGCAATCTTTCCAACGATTTCATCGCGGACATCGTTGGATTCATCGCTCTTCATGCTAGGAACTACGAGGGAGCGGACTTTGGCGGCGAACTCCATCAGCTTTGCCTTGTCCGGCGCCGCGGCGGCTTTCTTGGCTGCGAGAGCTTCGGCCTTGGCTTGCGCTGCGGCTTCCGCTTTCACCTTGGCTTCCGCTGCCTGCTGGTCGGCAATGCGCTTGGCTTCGGCATCCCGCAGGGCTTTTGCCTCGGCTTCGAGCTTCGCCTTTTCCTCGGCGGCGGCCATGATCTTCGCATTGGCTTCCTCGCGTTCCTTGTCAGCGATGGCTTGCAGGCGTTGGCGTTCCTTGAGTGCTGCGGCTTCGGCGGCTTCGCGTTCCAGTCGGCCTTTTTCGTGAAGTGCTATCAATTCCTCATCCTTGCGCTTGGCTTCCTCCTTCAACCGGATGTTCTCCAGGCGGGCCGCTTCACGCTCGGCGGCTTCCGCGGCTGCCTTTTCCGCGGCTTCCTTGCGGGCTTGCTCCTCGCGCATCTTGCGGGCTTCTGCCGCATCGAGGGCCTGCTGGTAATAGGCTTCCCATTGCGCTTGGGTGAGGCCGGCGAGGTCGATGCCCATGGGGTCATGGGAAATGGCGGCCAACTTCTCCGCCCGCGCAACGCGGATGGCTTCGAGGGCTGCCGCGGC